GTTGTACTCACCGAGGAACCATGCCGACAAGGCTGCTGTAAACGATATGAGTGCGATGGTAATGATACTTATGTTCTTGTTTCAGAGACTGATTCGTCAGCAAATTGCACTCACCCAATAGCTGGAGCTCCGCCACCACCACCTTGTGCCGATATTGAAAGTCCGACCGTTGGATCTTACGCCACATGGACTGAAGGGGCGTGCATAGGAGGGCTGTCTGTGCCGTCAGATAGGCCGGTAGAAGTAACGGAAAGGCCCTGCTATCAAGAAGAGTGTGAAACCCAAGTCTCTACTTGGATGGCTGAGCCATCTGGAGAACCAAACGAAGAAGGCCTTTACAAAGTTAAATGGATATTGTTAGATGACTGCCCTGGAGCATGCTGCAGTGATCAGCCTACTCAACCTGAGTTTGTTAAGAAATCAGAACTTATTGACGCACCTTGTAAGTGTGGGTGTAACTAAGGAGACAATATGAATAGCAAAATTATAACCCTAGATGATAAGGTGGTCTTTGGGCTTCTTAGCGATAATAACTTTCTAGAGCAGTTCCCTAATATAAAAGCAGCTCTAGAAGCGGCTAAGAGTAAAGCTGCAAGCATAGTAGTAAAGCAAGGGTGCAAGCCATGCCAGCTTAGGTCCAAGAAAATATCAATAGACCTAATGTCAGTCAAGAAAGCCATAGCTCGGTTCTCGGATGAAGATAAAATTAAAATAAAGGAGTTTTTAAAAACAGAAAAATTGGTTATAGTTTTCAGTAATGATAAGAATGAAATATCAAAGATTGACTTTTGAAAGGCCCTTATGGGTAAGAAAACTATAATAATAAGGCACAGCCGAGCAGCGGGAGACATTCTTGTCTTAACCGCAGCAGTCAGGGACATATATAAAGCCTACTCAGATAGGTTTGAAATAGGAGTAGAGACTCCATTCATGGAGCTGTGGAACGGTAATCCTTACATTATAAAGCTAAAAGATAAACGCCTAGGAGCAGGGGTCTATTCCCTTAGCTACGGCGATAGCATTAAAAAAGCAGGAACAGAGCCTTTACACTTTCTGCAGGCGTTTCACGAAGACTTCAGAAAGAAGACCGGGCTAGTCGTACCTCTTACTGCCCCTAGACCTGACATATATCTAAGCGAAGAAGAGAAGTCAAAAAAAGTAATAGACGGAAGGTACTGGGTAGTCTTATCAGGAGGTAAGTCTGACTTCACCACCAAGCACCCTAGGTTCTTCGATGTACAGGATACCGTAGACACTCTTGGGCAGATGGGAATAAAGTCAGTACAGGTAGGAGCCACGGCAGGAAAGCCGGTCAGTATGCATAGGACCCTAAAGAATGCCATAGACCTTAGAGGCAAGACGTCTCTACGCGAGCTGCTTTCTCTTATATACCACGCAGATGGAGTGCTATGCACTATAACCTTTGCTATGCACGCTGCTGCAGCTTTAGAGAAGCCGTGCGTAGTAATGGCGGGAGGAAGAGAAGAGTGGTGGTGGGAGGGCTATGTCAGAGAGAACCCCGCGTTTAAAGGACTAAACGTAAATGTACCACATAGGTTTCTACACACTATAGGTTTGCTTGACTGCTGTAGAGGGCCTAGGGCTTGCTGGAAGAATAAAGTTACCAGGGCAGAAGGGGATAAGTCTTACTGCACTTACCCTCACGTAGAGCCTGAAGGCCAGACTGTTCCGCTGTGCCACCATATGATAGGTGCTAATAAAATAGTAGAATCAGTGTTATCTTATTATGTAAGTGGAGTTATACCTCCTCTAGAGGAATGGAAGGAAAGCAACATGTTACCAGCAGTAGATAAGCCAACCTACATCATATTGCCAGATGGAAGGAGAGCTAAGATAGAAGTGAATATAGAGGATAATCCTGACATAACTTCTAAGAGGCGCATAGAGATTCCAATAATTATTCCACCATCTAAGGCTATTCCAAATAACAATATGGTAGTTAACTTAGTGGAGACGTCTCCAAAATCTAGTCCTATAGACCACCCGTTGATAGGAGGTAAGGTTACTTTATGCCTTCTAATGTACGGGGACTATGCGGCTATGCATAAGAGGTGTCTAAACGCCTTCGCCTCTGTTTCCAGAGAGAGATTAGAAGTAAGAGTGTACTTAAACGCTGCTTGCCAAGAGACCATAGAACTAGCTGAGAGCATGCATAAGTCCAATAGGATATCAGTGTTGTATAGATCAGACACTAATAAGTTTAAGTATCCATGCATGAGGCAAATGTTTCACGACAGCGATAACCCTATAACCACTAATTGGACTATATGGTTTGACGACGACACAATGGCGGACGTAGACAACTACTGGCTAGAGAAGATGTGTCAGGCCGCCATAGATGCTGCCGGGTCTGATAGTAAGCTTGGAATGGTCGGCCCTAGATACTTCTACAGCATGGGCAAGCTCCACATAGATTGGGTAAAGAAGGCCACCTGGTATAAGGGCAGGGACTTCAGAGACAAGATGGGCAACCAGGCCCCTAATGGGTTTAAGATACATTTTGCTTCTGGATCGTGCTGGCTGCTAAGAACTAGTTGTATAAAAGAGTGTGATATACCGGATGTTAGGTTAAAGCATAACGGCGGTGATATATGCATAGGTGAACAAATATGGCAAAATGGATGGAGCCTTAAAAGCTGGAATAGCGATAAAAGGATAGTGCTGTGGTCCAGCGTCCCTAGAAGGGGGCACCAGGAACCTATATTTGGAATATGAGGTAAATAAAAATGTCATCTTCATCCATCGGGTCTAACTCGTCTTCTCAGTCGTTGGCTTCTCAGTCTTCGGCTTCTCAGTCGTCGTCCTCTCAGACACAGTCGGATAAGCACGGAGTTAGGATTAAGAGATTTGTACAGCAGAAGTTTGAAATAAATAATGTAGACGGCTATAGAATGAAGATCATCGCCTATGATGGCAATAAGATGAGCAATTCTGTATTCAGGTATATTAGAGGCCCGTTCAGCCAGACGGCTGGAGCCTACTTTGAAGAGTTTGACGGCGTGTGCTCTCCAGCCGACCTTGAGGAGTTTCCAGAGGACACTCCTACCTTAAATTCAAACCCAGCATGGTTTAGGAAAGACTACATAGACTTAGTGTTTAGGTCCCAGACTACAGCGGATGAAGCGTGGACTATGATAGTAAAAGACCTTAATGTGTTAGTGTCCTCACTTAACCTTATGGAAAATATAGTTGCAGAAAAAATTGTAGATATCGGTGACCCCCTTATCTAGGAGACGCCATGGCAGCCAATAAACTAGTTATAATCGACGACGGCATGGTGGTCAGCATAATAACTAATAGCAAAATAACTCAGGCCATACACCCTATAAGAGTGGCTGCAGATAACGCTAAGAGTAAGGGGCTTACCCATAATAAGGGAGGGTGCAAGCCATGCCAGTCAAAGGCTAGAAATGTAGCCATAGACCTTATGAGCATAAAGCAGACTATAGCCCAGCTATCTGATGATGATAGAAGGCTGCTTAAGAGTCTACTAGATGCTGACAAGATTAGGATGGTTTATACGACCCAATCTAACAAGTTAGTGCAGCTAACGTACTAGACAAATCAGGCTTAATTCGAGGCGTTTTTGCGTCATAATCTACTGTATCCCCTTATCTATCGTTAGGGATACAGGCCCCCTATGGTCTTTAGTGGATGCGACATAACATCGACATTAGGGCGCCAGCTGATGGTGTGCGTGTACTGTGGGCCTTCGAATGGGGCCTCCGCAGACATAAACTTCAGCCTTACGGTGGGGCTTAAAGTAAAGAAGGCCCTAAGCCGGAAAGAAGCCAGTAGCTCAACTGGCAGAGCCTAGGGTTCATACCCCTAGTATGTCGGTTCGAATCCGACCTGGCTTCCCTAGAGCGGCTGCGTATGCCGACTCTTTTAATACTTCTCCTTTTTACAAAGAGAGGAATAAAGGCATAAATGTCTTAACACTAACTAAAGCTCACATGGGCTCCTTTCTTTAACTATACGTTAAAGAAAGGAGCCCGGACTATGATGATTTTTAGCTATCAGATATTGTTTTATAGTAGAGTACTTAGTACTCTTACATAGGAATGGTACGTTTAATATTTCTAAAGAAAGGCGCCTAAAATGATCAAGGCAGTTTCAGCGAAGAGTGAGAGGGTTGGCAGTAAGGCCTCTATTTGCGTAGAGGCGGCCACTATAGAAGAGGCCCAATCACAAGGGTCGAGGGAAATAGCCATCGAGCATTCAAAAACGCTCGGCATGGCCCGGCCTGGGATTTCGGGGAACCCGTGGCTAGAGTGGTGTGATAAAGAGGGGAAAGCTATTCCCCAAACAGAGTTTCAAGAAGCACCTTATAAGGTGGTCCATATCACATGGCCGACCCAGGAAGGGCTTTAATGAATGCTCCCACGCCCCAAGGCGGGGCCCACAGTAAACCAAATAAGGGCATGGAGTCCATGCGTCCTATATGGACGAGCGAAGACTCCTATGCCACAACTCTGGTGGTGTGCTTTATTGATGTGTATGGAACAGAAGGTCTCGAGTGGGACCCTATGACTATACGCAACGAAATAGAGGACGATTTTAAAGTTAAGGTACCGGCTAGAACTTTTAATAAGTTAATGGCAGGTATAAACTTAGCCACTACAGATCAGTTTTACACTAACCTGCCGGACTTCATAGACTTATGTAATATATTGTCCGGGGATATACTGGACCCAAGATGGTTTGATCCAGCTGACCCAGGGGAGTGCGCTTGGGGTATAACAGAGGCGATGTTTATATCACCTCCTGAAAAGGATGACGAGAACCCGTTCTCTCAGGATATCGTTGGGTATATATCTCAAGTGGTAAAGTCCCATGGTATACAAAACCCGCCCGATGTTCTTAGATTGGGGTTGAGAGAAGATGCTGGACAGATAGCGGAAAACGTGGCTCAAACCTTTTCTGATGACCCTGAGATGTACTCTGCCATATGGAAGGTACAACAAGAAAAATCAGAGGATATAAAGACCTACGTTAAAGAGAACATAAAAAGCATGTTCGCTCAGATAGAACAGCTTAAGCTGAATAATGGAGACGTCTCCAACATAATGAAGAGGCTGATGAGTCAGGTATAGGCCTCTATTAAATTTATCTACTATGTAAGCCAGCAGACGTTTCTGTTGGCTTTTTTTATTGGAAAACAAACATCAAGAGGAGAAACGCCATGGGCGTAGAGACGTTTAGAAGGACTGCAGCCAAAAAGGCTGGAGAGATGGTAGAAAGAAACACCCGGTTGGAGATCAGGGTGGACTTCGCAAAAGAGAGGCTAATCCCGCCGGTAGCTCGATTTATGAAAGAGTTGTCTGAGGCGGTTAAGCCCATCCCTTCGACTATCGTTCGAGGGTTAAACCCAGATATGTACAGTATACTAGACGGAGCCATCTTAAAATCTGGAGGTGAGCTTAACATCTCAGGAATAATGAATCTGGGAGGAATAAATATAAAGTGCTCCCCTACTTCCAATAACAGCTACATAAGCCTCTTAGTAGGGTTCAGGCCTAATGAAGAGATCATAAGCATCTTTGCATGCTTAAAGCCGAAGATAGATTACCCACAGGATCTATGGGATGCCTGCAGCATTGTAGTGTCGAAGGAGATCCCTAAGTTCAAGCTTAAGGACGGAACGACTGCACCACAGGGTACCTTCAAAGCTATCAGATCAGATAAGAGAGAGATTAATGTGCTGGAGGCTAAAGCGCCTTGGCCTATGATATGCGGGGAAGAGTTTTACAACTACCTATCAGCAGCTTGGGCGCTGATAGCGGATACTTCTTTTGACCTTATTGGAGAATAAAATGGAGCCAGAATTCAAGAACAAGGCTGAGTTTATTAAGTTTATTGTAAACGGCATCTCCGAAATAATCGGAGAGAAAAACGGAGAGGAGGAAGAGCTCTCCCAATGCACAGAAGAGCGCATGAAAAAACTAGACGGGTTTTTGTCTAAGTATAGGGACCACGTACGGTTCTTTGAAATAGAGGTTCCCTCTATAATCAGCGGCTTGTCTAACAGGTTCTCAAACTTTGCAAAAGGCGAGACCGAGACGGATGGAGTGATCTCGAAAAGGGTCCTCCTGGATGACATTATAATAATGGATAAGTCCGGAATAATACTTCCGACTGGTCAGGTAACGAAGTCGGAGCTTTTAAACCCGCCGGCCCTACTTCAGTTCTGCGTAGAGTGCCTTTTGAAGCTGTACCAGAAGTATGTCAGTTCCGCCCGGGATCTGATAGACGGCTGCAACGATGAGGAAACAGCAGCGGTAGTTGCCAGGACATATCATATGTTAATGTCAATTGGCGGCGCCGAGGATAAGATCAGCTTACGTTCGTTAAACCTCATGATAATGGGAGATGCGGGAAAGGCTGCTGAACAAACAGCAAAGTACCTAGACGAGATAGGCATAAAGAAATCGGATGCTATCATCCAAATCCTTCCCATTCATGATATGAGGAGAATGGCGATGATCATTAGGTCAAAGGGTATGTTCTTTGCCGGCTGTTTCAAGTATAACTCTGAATTTAAGATAGATAGGGAGGTAAACGTTAAGGAGTGTTTCGCCGACCCTGACGAGTTTGCTAAGTTTGTGGAAAATAACTCGGACTCCCAGGTCAATAAGGCAACCAGTAAAGGGGCATCGCCTAAGTTTAGCTCAAAGATGTTTTTCAACTAGGAGGCTTTATGTTCTACAAAGAATACTCTAAAGAGGTATTGGAGGCTAAGTACGGAGAAGACAACGTGCTGACTGAGGAGGAGTTTGATAAAAGGTATACAAACAAACTCCAAGTAAATGATCAACTGGTAGTAGCTTTTGACGCCGATGGAGATCAGGTGTCCTGCTTTTTCCAGGAAAACCCAAGACTATACTACGATATCATCTCAAAAGGGCAAAAAGCTCAGAACTGGGGGTGATGCATCAGGGCCGTAGAAATAGTGGAACTAGACATGCTATCTAAAGCTGAGGGGTTTACTACAAACCTAAGCCGTAGGTTTGTAGGGCAGGTAAAGCTCCTAAAGGGAAAAGTTATGTGGGAAGCAGCCAAGGTGCTTCCTATGTATGTTCTAAATAATGTAGAGGTAAAAAGATATTTCCGAGTGTTCTTTAAACTAACACTCGGAAGAGAGCACAGATGGCTAGACGAGTACACGATAGACAGTATGAATAACAGTCAGTTAGCGGCAATTGTTGGGCTGCAGTCTTTCTCCCTTGATGTAGGGGAAGAGACTTATGTAAAATTCTTTGGTGATTTTGATGAACAGGAGTTGGAGAATGATTAATAAAGTTAATGCGGATGGCGTAGTGCACGAAGATACCGAGAACACAATAATTACGGGGGAATTCGACATGGCGGGATATATCAGTCGGTTGAAGGCGAAAGAAGTGGTAGCGGAGGAAGAAAGGGCCACGGAATCTAAAGAGGAGGACAGCTTCTCGTACCTTAACGGTACCTACGTTCCAGATGTAGATCCTTCCTACGTCATGCCGCCAGATACGGCAAAGCTGTTTGAGGTTCTTAATCAGGGCCGCAAGGAGATGTCAGAGAATGTACTGCTCGTAGGTCCTACCGGTTGTGGTAAGACCGAGCTGGCGAAGCAATTTGCCGCAAGAGTAGGTCTTCCCCTCTTAAAGATGGATTGCAGCAATATCACTGAGGCTAGTCAGTGGTTTGGTAGGCTGGATATGAAGAACTCCTCGTTGGAGTATCTTGAGGCTCCATTCTCTCGAATCGTAGCTAGAGGGAATCATGTAATTCTCTTAGACGAGATCAATCGTGCTAGCTCCGAAGTGCTTAACTGTCTACTTCCATTGCTAGACACGACTAGGAGTACGTTCATTCAAGAACGTAAACCAAGTCCCATCCTTAGGGATGGCGGTGGTCTTATTTGGTTTGCGACTATGAATGAGGGGAGTCAATACACTGGCACTATGAGATTAGATCGCGCTCTGCGCGGTAGATTCTCAAATGTGGTAGAGTTAACTTATCTGAGCAAAGCAGATGAGATAGCATTGCTGGTAAGGCGTACAGGTATTGATGTAGAAAATGCCACCAAGTTGGTGGATATCGCTGATACCATTCGCTTAAAGGCAAAGGGTATCAACAGCATCTATACGCATGTACTCTCTACACGAGAGTTGCTTAATGCAGCTAAGAAGTTCGTAAGAGGCGGTATTAAGACTTTGCGCTTTACTGTGCTTAATCACTTTGATGGTGGTAACGGCGTAGACTCAGAGCGAGGTCATGTCCTTAAGATGCTCGAAGGTAAGATGGGTAGTATTAACGGCTTGGGAGACAAGCCAAAATCTGCAAGCGATATGATTGCAGGTTCCTAGTTGTTTTAAAACGGTGGCAGGGCTAGCGCCTTGCCACTTTACTCTTGGAGGTAAATAATATGGCATTCAAAGACTGGTACGAAAACCCTAAGTATGAAGCCGGAACAGGCAAATCATACTGGGGGTCATGGTCTAAGTGGAGCTACTTAGACGCCCCACTTGACGACTATGATAAGAAAGACGGATCCCTTAAAAAGGATAAGGACTCAAATAAGAGGGCGTGTGAGGATGCCCTAAGGTCAGTTAGTAGATCTGCAAATGTGATTCTTAACTCAGGATCGCAGGAGAGGTCTCTGACCGTTAAGTTTTCCAATGGGGAAAATGTAAATACCCTAAAGGATGACACGATATACCTATCCCCGGACGCTCTGCTAGATTGCGTCACGCGGGATGAGAAGGAAGACACTATAGATAGTATGAGCGGGCAGGCGATGTTATCTGCTCAGCTGAAGCGGCAGCTAGACCCTAATACCTACCAGGAGTTCCTGGCATCTAAGGACCGGGAAATAAGGTCTCTATGGAGCTCTATAGAGCTAGCCATCGCTAGAGGCGAGGTAATAGGTGACTGGGCAGGGTTTAAGCCGTACTTTGATATGTACGCAAAGACCAGCTCAAAAGTCACCAGCACGGTGATCAAGAGAGAGCTAAGCAAGCATAACGGAACTAGTGAGGATAAGCCCACTAGTGCTAAGGCGTTTGTTATGGGAGTGGCATGGAACCTGTACCATAGCCATGATCCTATACGAATACCCCCCGCCTACAATGACGGTAAGATGCTGGTGGCTGCGGGCCTTAGAGGGGCAGAAAGCTGCAAAGAGCGATGGAACTTTTGCAGCTTGGTGGTGGCGGAGCTTCGTCGCATGTACGACACCGCTCCACCTCCTGGAAAAGGCCCAGGCGCGCCAGAAGGTAGTAGGCCTATGGACTTTGAGGAGTCCGCAGAAGGGGTGGACATGCTCGAGATGATTAAGAAGCTCGAGAAGATAAGAAAAGAAGAGGACCCTGCAACGCCAAAAAAGAGTGTGCCAAAGAGGGGCGCTGATAAGTTCACTGGTGTGGACGAAGAGCTGTTTGGTGTGGATAAGATAGCTAATAAGAAGTGCAAGGAGGCTGGAGATATCGACGCGATAAGCGGAGATTCTACTTCAGAGCTAAAGGACTCTGTAAGCGCCCCGTCTATTCCAGGGCCCGGAGGCTATAGAGGCCGGACCGTAAAGAGGGGTATTCCCTTCTGGCTCCCTAAGGACAAACCATCTAGGGAGAGCAAGAAGCACTTTGATAAAAGCAAGATAGCGGAGCTGAATAGAGTGGCTGAGGTTATTAAGGATAGCTTCGGTTTCACTGATAAGCTTGCTAAGCGAAAAATATACGGGCTTAAGTCCGGAGTAATCCGTCCTGAGGCGCTGTATAGACTGGAGCTGGGCTCTGATGAGGTATTCTACAAGACCACTTTGGTCGACGTAGATAAAGTATCAGTGTGTCTGCTAATAGACCAGTCAGGCAGTATGGGAAGCCACAGCCGCGGATCTGCTGCTGAAAAAGTAGTAGAGGCCGCGGAGGTAGCGTATGTACTTGCGCACCTATGCAAAGATCTGAAGCATATGGACCTGTCTGTTATAGGCTTCAGTGCCCAGGAAAGTTGTGATGAGGCTCGCCTCAAGCTTACTTCTGGATCGGACGCTGACGGCGAGGTAGATATGCGGCTCATCTATGACTCGATGGACCCTAGTAATAGCAACATCGAAGACATATGCCACATTCGGTCACACTCCAATAACCTAGACGGGTTTTCACTCTGGTATGCTGCTAAGCACATGTCGGAGACGAGAGCAGATAGGAAGCGTAAGGTACTTATAGTGGTGTCTGACGGATCCCCTAACGGTAGAGGATACGGCGGAGACGAGGCGGAGGCGCACGTAGCGTTATGTAAGAAAGATGTCAAAGCTCGCTTTGGCATTGATACATACGCCATTGGCATCTCTAACGCCTACACTCAACATGAGGGTGATAAGATGTACGGAGCTGGAAACAACATCATTATCGGTGATGTTAAATCTAGCGTAGGCTTTCTTTCCAGATTCCTTAATCAGGTTTCTCAGATAGCTTAGATATAGTCTTCGACCCTTACAGCATTGTGAGATGCTTGTTTGTAGGCAGTCTTAACTCCAAGACTGTCTACAAGGGTGTCGAAGAGACCTGCATCTCCTCTAGGAAGAGTAGATAGCTCTTCAGCTAATTTTTCAGAGTCAACAAACAGGCCACCGCTAGAGACTCGCTCAGCGAAATCGACTCCAAACATGTCTTCGATTTCATTGAGCTTGATGTTCTCTAGCTGGGCCTTCTTGTATACTGAGCCGTTAGTAAGTTGTACGTGATCATTAACGATGCTCTTAGCTTCCTTTACTGTAATAGTGTAAAGGTCGTTTACAGAGCCTAATGATTTAAACCTATACTCATCATCAACTGAGCTAATTATTGATGCTGCTTTATCCATAACCTCTGTTGAGTTATCTTTAAGGACGTGCTGTGCAGTCTTGGCCAGCATGAGTTGAATGTCTTCGTCCTTCTTTAAGGTCTTAAGAGCTTTGGCTCTATCGAATAACATGTTAGCTACCTTGGTCCTAGATACTAGCCCGTTGGCGGCGTACCTAATTATTTCTGTTTCTCCTGTAAGTGCTACGCCAAACTCGGAAGCCTTTTCTAATATCTTATTGGCGATAGTTCTTCGGTCTGTGAAGTTAATATCGCTGGCATTCTTTTGCATCCAATCTGCAGCCGCCTTAACTTCCATAGCATTTCGAATAGGATACGTTCGACTTTTATGCCCGGTTTCAAACTTAACTACGATAGCAAAGTCATCATCTCGAAGATCTTCTTCGGAATGTTTTTGCATTAGACTGTGGTTTTCTATAAGCTGATCGAGGTGTGGTCTTACTCCAAAGAAGTCTCCTGCCTTTAGGATTCTATCTTTTACGGAGTTAGCCAGCTTTCCGAATTCTTTCTCCTGGTCTAAAAAGTAGGCCATAGAGATATATGTAGATGAAGAAGTGTGACATGGGAACTTCAAAGTTCTAGGATCCCCATAAGCACTAGAAGGGAGGGATGAGCCGGATCCAGTCAAATCTACTGAAGAGGCTGACTTGACGAACTCTGGCATACGATAGAGCTTAGTAAGATTGTGTAACTTAACTCCACCCTTATCATCAACTTGGTCAATAATCATGGCATATACTCCAGTAATGTTACTTAACTATAGTGTTCAGTGGCGCACAGTGATGGATCTGGTTAATGTATCTCCGGATTCAAACTTCCTTCCGTGCAACTGCCCCTGCCCTAATTGTAGCAGTAATCTTACCATATATAAAGATATTACAGCAACATCGGCTCAGTGGTTCTATTGCAAGAACTGTGAGCTTTCCGGTGACACTATAGAACTACTAGCAGCATATATGAAATTAGGGCTAATGGACACCATTAATTTTCTAGTTTCTAAAGGGATAATAGACAATACAAAGGAAAACTACTCCAGAAGGGTGTTTGAGTATATAAACAGGCAAGCTGGGTATCGTAACAAAATACTGTCGTTTTGGAATATGATTAAGGGGTGCGAGGAGAGAATAACCAAAGAACACATGGACATAATTTCTATCTTAAACCTAAGTGGTAGTAGTAGCGACACTAAAGGTGTAAAGCAAGTATTTGGCTTCAGCAATAGAGCAGAGGTGCTTAAAAGCCTAGTCATAGGAAACTCATCGGCAGGAGCTGACGGAGGCTGTAACAGGGTGTTTAAAGGCAAAGGCTGGAAGAGCGTGTGCATGGTAGCAGCTTTTGATATGCCAGGAAGAATAAAGTCATTCATAATATTTGGCCAGCTATCCTCTGGTAACGTCTCAGTCATAATAAGGCACATATGTTACAAGACCTGGAATGCGTATGAGACTGAGCCTGGGCTAATGTTCCTAAACGAGGCCGCATCCAGTGAGTGTAAGTCAGCGATAGTAGTAACTGACACCATGCAGGGCCTTAAGATAGTTATTGATTATATAGATAAGTACGGTAAATTTCCGCCTATAGTTGTATCTACGCCCGACGAGGAAAAGAGATCTTGCGCATGGAAAATTCTTATGGAGGAAAATAAAGACGTAATAATAACAGGACCAAAGACATCAGAGATAGCCCCATTCAGCCTAGAGGCCTATGTAAGTGAGTTCTCAGAGGGCTGGGATAGTTCCTGGGTAGGGTCCGCTAAGTGGGTAACAAAGACTATAGAGAAGAAAGCAAAACAAAAGATAATGGAGACGTCTCCAAAAAAAGATGACAGGAAAATGGTGCTCTTTAATAACACAGTCTACGAATGTAAAAAAGACGGAATGTACGCCGGGGCGCGGACATTTAGTACCCTAGTAATGGACGCTTCTTTAAACATAGAGGAGATACTTCTTACCAAAGGTGATCAGTACTATATAGGAACTATTACATCACATTCTAGCGGAGATACCGCAAGCTTTAAAGTAAGGTCTGCTTTACTAGACCACAGGTTCTACCACTGGCTTAAGGCATTTAGTCTAAAAAAAGGCATAGGTCATATAATGTGCAGAAAAAGCTACACACCCTACGCAGTTAAAGTATCCATTCTGCTTAATCCGCCGAGAATAGTAACTGACTTAAGAGAAGACGCTGGAGAGGGTATAGCATACAGATTTTCTAAGCACAATATAATGAAAAGCGGCAGAGTAGTAGAGCTGCCTGCTGTTAAGAAGTTTAGAGAAGGCTCCCTATGCTTAAGCGAGCCCTTGAGCCCCTTTGAGAAAGATGCCTTGGGAGATGAGAGAAACGAGTTAGCATGGGCGGTAATAGTGGCCTGCATGTCTAACGCCATGTCTAACATAACTAATAAGCCTAAAATAGGAGTAGCTGTAGACCCGGCCTGCTTTGATGACGTAAGGGCCATAGCTGAGGCCGTAGGATCAAGGGTGTGCTCGTTATCCAATAAGGGAATTAGAAAAGCAGGGGTAGCAGGCATCCTAGACATGGAGGCTAGGTCTAACTTTCCTATAGTGATAGACCCATCTGTGCTTGTAGTGCCCTCACACAGAGAGGCCATAGAGATGGCCAGTGGTCCTAGGAATTGTATAATTACGCTGAGCGAGGCGTCCATGCTGGGAGCTAGAACTATAACAAGATGGGTTCGTATTAAGGACGGAACCCATACTATGACTGAGTCATTGAGGTCAGCCTGTAAGAAAATCGGTATACTTTTTCTTACATGGATTATCAAGACTAAGCACAGGCCTTTAGGCACTAACAGCATAAAGAAAGCTGTAGAAGCCCTGTCAGAGTGGTGCGTAAAGAGCGACATAACACTCGATGGGCTGCATAAGGGTATAGGCCTTTTAGACCACGACCTAGACAGCGCAGATAATAAGTCTAAGGCCAACGCATTTAAGGCTGCTATGGGTCTGGTTATTAATTCTGAAGGCCTGTCTAGTAATGGGGACGGCGCAGTAGATGGTGAGATAACCTGGGTAGCGTGTAAGGACATTTACAGCGTACTTAGTAAACACTCTATACCCATTGCTAATAGGGGATCATTAGCTAAAGCTCTTCTAGAGACTCGCACTATAAAAGAGTATGCAATGTTTAAGGGAACCAATAATCCTAGCTGGGCTATACTGACCTCTGACTTAGAAGTATGGGCCAGGCATATGTAGTGCTATACATTCCATCCTTCTAGCCCGGCTTCTTGAGCTTGCTCCTTGGTGACAGAGTACTTCTCAGTACGGAAATCAGGCCAAGCCCCGGTCATATGCCATAAACATAAAGCACCAATATTTACAGACTGGGCAAAGTCGTCAGACATAGCAGGATTTCTTTGAATGGTGTATATGTCAGATCCGGAGGCTGTGGTTGTCTTATTCTCCACCAGGGCTAGGAAGTCCTGTATTAATCCAGGATCTTCGGAGCTTACATAGTCGTATGCAAAAAACTTAAGCTTCTTTGTTCGTATTGCCATACATGTGGTTAAAAGACTTCTAGTTTTATCTGCCCTATAGTGGGCTCTAGGATTTGTAGGACAGGCCTGAATAAATGTAAACATCATCTTACTAGCTGCCCTAACATACTGAACAGGTAATAGGCACTTTAGTGATACTCCTGATTGCACTAGTACGGTCTCTCTCACAGACCCGGCTCCAGAGTAGTCATGAGTTATAAACTCACACTTGTACATTCTGTATATCTTAAGACACTCAGAGGCCTCAGCCATATGATCGTGCGGGGTTAGTAGCCTCTTAGCCCATATAACTTCTATAACGCCTGAGGCGGTTATTCCCATGACGGCTAAAACAGTAAGGCTAACGCCTTTCTCACCGCCACCACCCCAGTCCACCGCTAGAACTCTATGAGAGTATCTTCTTAGTATATCGTCAGTACAGTTTGTAGCCGGATTACGAGAGCAGTTCTTAAGGTCTGGATTAGAGGCGGCCTGTAGCTCTAGTAGGGAAACGAGCTGTAGCCCACTTCCAGAGCTCTCACCTAGAACTTCATTTAAGAATCTTTCATGCGTATAGTTTCCCATTCCTTCCTTCTTTGCATTCAGCTCCGCCCACTTATCTCTTCGGGCGTAGTGTATATGCATAATTGGTTGAGGTATATGATAACCGGCGTAATTAAACCTTCTTTCTGGGCACTTGTGAACCCATCTTCCTGTAGATGGATGTATTACTCTATCACACTTAGCACAAACTGTTCCTGGATTGTCCTCTGTTATATCGTCTCTTGTAGGTCCTATCATCTTAATTAGATCATGAGATATAGACGATACATTAGTGTAGTTACAGGCTGGGCAGGTAATGCACCACTCAGCTTGAGAAGAGGATAACCATTCTCGTTCAATTGTATTATCTAAAGTTTTTGGGGTTCCAGCTATTTTCATGGTGCCCCACTCGCTGGCGGACATTGTCTCACGAATAATAGGAATGTGATCACCATCCATGTCCTGGACTTCGTCTATGACAACTTGATCCGCCCGTATACCACGTACCCTGTCTGCATCCAATAGGGCGAATGAGAACTGCATCATGCTGTTGTTGCGAAAGCTTCGCTGCAAGACGCTGTTCTCGGTCTCTGGACCGATCAATAAGGATTTGATCGGGGACTGCTCTATGAAAGGCCTTATGTAGTTACTAGATAAGCGCCTAACTTGTTCAAAGAGAGGAGTTACATATAAGTTGCGAAAGTAAGGTATAGTGGCGCATGTTATAACGCCATGTGCGGATATAACTGTGCTTTTACCAACTTGACGCCCAGTCTTAAGGACTGTCCTTCTGGGCATGTGTATACTAAAAAGAGGTTCAAACTGATAATGCTTAGAGAGGCCGTAGGGTTTACCGTCTAGACTTAGGATCGTTGGCAGGAGAGGAGAAAGGTTTGGCAACTTACCATTCTTCAGTTTTAAAATAGTGTCAGACACTAGGCCTTGGTCTTTGGTATCAGGTTGAATAGTATTGGAGTTCATATAATGTATAAGATTACTGAGCGTGTCGAAGCTGAGTACGGTCCTGCTGATCAAAGTAAATTAGCTAACGTTCTTGAGCCTTTCGGTATAATTTCCACTATCACCGTTGGGTTCTTGATAATATACTCCGCCTTCTTCTGTTAAGATGAGGCTAGTATATAAAGTTATGTTATAGACTAATCAGGAGGTTACATACAATGCCAAGCCGCTCATCTAGAAGGTTTTTAGAGAGATCAGGGTTAATAGTTACACAAAGGCTCCCTCAATCAAGGGTTGCGATAGGTAATCTAAATTCCCTAAAGTATCCTCTAAACCCTCCATACCCTGCAGAGCATAGTCGACCTAATGAAGGCAACCCTCCACCTGACAGGGGCATATCTAGAGAGTGGCCGTATGGAGCTACTTAGACATGAGCAGACACGAAAGATACTCAGCAGAAGACGATAAAAGAACAATAGCCTTTTGGATATTGTCGGGAGGTGCAATAGCTTCCGTTGTTACACTATGCCCGTTTTTCTTTATCTTCACTCTGGCGGTCACCTATATGATAACTAGAGGCCTTGAGAATATAGATGCAGGCCGGCCTGTTTACATGCCAGGCAAGCACTCTAGACATCTTAGAGAATCTATTGATCGAGCTAGTTCCCCAAAGGCTTATAGCGGAGGCTATGCCCGAAGGACAAGAAGGGACCGTAATTATTAATAGACCGTATTAACCGGGCTCCGCTGCTCGTTGCAGCGGAGCTCTTTTGTTGCCTCACTAGGAATTTAGTATAAGGAGGTTTAAAATGCCAAATCTATCTGGTTTTTCTAGGGCTTGGAGACATCTCTCTAAGAACTCAGCCCGGTACTACAGAGCTGAGCTTAAGAAGCGGCGCTCTCGCCTTAACCGGAGAGAGGGTAAGCTCCATTTTGAGGATGCGACAATTCACAGATTGAGCGAAAGAAAAGTTACATAACAAAAGGAGAAGTCATGATTGATGTTTTGATAGCTACCTTTTTGGTGGCAGCGGCCTCTAAGGCCACATTAGATGCCTGGTTCGAAGGGACTATCTTCGGCACGGCAAGGGCCTACGCAGAAGCGTGGAAGGTATCAGACCGCTGGGTGGTTAGCACTTTTGGGGAGCTATTGTCCTGCAGGTTCTGCCTGGGGTATCATGCCTCCTTTATTCTGTCGTGTATATTTTACTTCTTATTACCAGACTGGACTATACTCCTGGTTGTTGCTCTAGCGGCCCGGGGTATTGAGTACGAGGTAAATAGGTACGTAGAAAGGATTTATGATGATACCCCGAAGTGATGATATTAAACCCCGGCACGTCGAGGTAGCAGACGCTATTCGAGACACTATAAACAACCTACTAGCGGGAGTGCCCGAGCTAAAGTCCGTAGGAGTAGTCATCGACTGGAACATCGGTAAGAATGACTTCCCCTTCGGTATGATGATAGGTAGGGAAGGTATGGTTAGGTCTCCTGACGAGTTGTTCTCGTTAATGGAGCAAACAGCCAAGCTTTGCAACTTTCAGGCAAAGGCCATGGCTGAGATACTGGTAAGAACGGATGCCCAGGCTGTAGAGGTCTTGAATAAGATCAAGAGTATAACAGAGCAGCTTAGGGAAGCGGAGTCAAGGAGAGACAAACTAGCACAAGAAAGTGCACAAGAAAGGGACAACGATGAAAAAACTAAGTAGACAGGCAAAAGCTAGAAAAGTTATAATCATAACTACCAGGAGAATGATATCCAACCTCTTGGATTTAAAACCTAAGACCCTTAAGGGGCATCGCCTCTTTGAGGACGCGGAGGCCTGCGCATTGATACGGGACATTTACCAGATTAACAACCAGCAACCTGACCGTCTGAGCAGGGCTTATGACCTGGCGGACGTAATCAGGTAAGGAAGGTAGGTTTGAAAAAAGCAAAGGTTACTAAGATCGAGCTTTTGCAGTGGAATAAGTATCTGGTTAAACTATCGTGTGGTCATTGGTTTATAAATGACACCTCGGTAACAAAGATCAAGGACATGTCTCAGTTCATTAACTGCATGAAGTGTAAGGAGTAACACACCTCAGGCACTCACTTTAACACGGGCCACTGCTCTATCTGAGTAGTGGCCTTTTGTTTTTATATACAACACTATTAAGGAGATAACATGAGTAACCCTATAAAGGTACCTAATGAAATGCGTGATAAGGCTCTAGACATACTTATTAATAGTAGCTTTGACGAGTTGTTGAAGCTGTTCTTAAGAGGTGAGTCTCGTCACATACCCATAGGCGATCAAAAAGTATTTGAGTTAGCGCCTGTAGAGATAAAGTGCACAGGCGATAGAGTATTCACCTTCATGTTTGCAATAACCCACGAGTGTCCAGATGACAGGTCTCATTGGGTTAATGATGCTTTCCTGGAAGTAATAAAAAGAAAAGAGGAGGACTAGTATGAGTAGAACATGGGCTCCAACGGACCACGATCTTGAGTGGTTCAAAGATATGTTCTCATCACTAAACGAAAACGGGACCTGGGTTGTCCCAGACACAGGCCAGACGTTCATAAAGAAAGGAGACGCCCTGGTTTGGTCTAATGAGTACCTGGGCGATAAGAACCTGGTATATGAGAGATCCAAGTCTATAGGCAGCGGTCTTGGAATAGACGTTATCAAGGAGAGCGAGCTGTGAATATATTCGCTCTGTCATATGACGTAACAGAGGCTGCTCAGCTTCATATGGATAGGCACGTAGTAAAGATGCCGCTGGAAAGTGCGCAGATGCTATGCACGGCTGTTCACATTCATGGCGGCTCTGCCGTATATAAGAAGGCATTTGTTAAACACCCGTGCACTATATGGGCAGCCAAGACAAGGTCTAACTTTGACTGGTTAACTAAATTTGGAATAGCTCTGTGTGTCGAGTATCAGTACAGATACAACAGAGTACATGCATGTAGGCTTGTAATAGAGGACTGCGTGTCTAAACGAGAATGCATACCAGAAGGTGAGTTAACCACATTTGCTCAGGCTATGCCTGAGGAATATAAGAACATGTGCACTGTAGAGGCGTACAGAGAGTACTACAGAAAAGGTAAGTCACATCTCGCCGTATGGAAAGGCAGAGAAAAACCACAATGGTATTAAAGGAGGATGGTATGAACGACCCATATAAGGATGAGGTTATTGCAAAGGCCGCGACAGAGTCTCTACGAGCCTTGGACATGATAATGCAGCTAGTAAAGCAGAATAAGCTAGATGTTTGCTCCTATGAAGATTTTATCAAGATGATAAACAGCCCTGAGTACGCTCAGGTCAGGGCTGTGTTGGATAAAACAAAGGCCGAATTAGAAAGTAATGACGTCAGGCGAAGCGAACTTAGGGTAGAAGTAAACAAACAAAGGGAAGGCCTGGAATAACAGAAGGGGTTACCGAGCCCTTCATGTTGGTTTGGGGGTCCTTGGTGAGATAAGGACAGCCCATAGATAGGTTCTACAGGCACCCCAAACATTTAACTCTTATTACGTAAGGTTTGACATGGCATCTAAGATTAAAGGTTCTAGCAAATGCCCTAAGTGTAACAAAGTAGTTAAAAAATACCACCACCTGTCGTCTTATGCTGACAGGTTGTGCGCAAAGTGTTTAGATAAACACATTAATAAGGCTGAAAAAATAAGAAGCGGTACACATATCTAGGCCTCATACATTTGTATGGAGGCGTCTCCACAATCTCAAAAGGAAATTATTAAAATGACTACACCACCACGCTATGAAATATCAGGTGATATTATAAACGAGATCAGGCTAAGCACTGGCACTGATACAGAGAGCAAAATTGAGGTGACGAAAAATACCAAGGGGTATAACTGGACAGTGTCTATGGGTTGTCCAAGAGGCGATGAAGACAACCTGGTGTCAAGGTTGTCGGAACTAAACAAGGTCCTACTAGCTAAGTTTGGAGAATAAAATGAGCAGAGAAAATCAAGTAAAAGTCCTTACGTCCGCGACCGCCAAGAGCTATGCCGCAGGAAACACGTATCTGGAGTTCGACCGGCTGGAGTCACTACAGAAGCCTGACGTGCTTAAGGTTCTAACTAACAGTGAACCGACGTGCGTAAAAAAGAGAGGCATAGTCTTAGGACGGGCGTTCAAAATAAATGCGTCTACATCGGTAAATATTCCTGAACTTATGACGGAGGGGCTTGAGCTACTGGGGCCTATAGCCCTTAGTAGAGAGGAGACGATAAAGTTTCTAATTAGGCTAGGAACCTCTGAGATTAGTCGTGTAAACTTCAAGAGAGACGCAGCCTATGACATTATGAAGCTATTTAATGAGGGTCAGATAACCGATGAGTACATAGAGGAGGCCGCCAGATCTATGGGGTACTCGGATGTGCGCCTGGAAAATATACACATAGAAGTAAGCTATTACGACAGCTTAAAAACCGAGTACATAAATACTGGGAACAAGCACGGCGTTAGAATTAACAGAATACTTATACACACTATGAGATCTATGGAGCTTCTTAGCTTCACGTCTGTCTCAAGTTCGAGTGAAATAGAGGAATGCGAGGTGAGAGGCGGAGTGCTTTGCATACACAGCAAGGTTTTGAACCTTATAGTGGGGGATGCAGGTATTTCAGTGGATGACGAGAGAATTAGCTCAGTCCTGATAAGAAGGAACATAGATGGGCTTATGAACATGTTAAAGGACACTATGGGCCTACGCACCGACACTCCAGCTCACTTTTGCAATTCGAAAGACGAGAGGCGCGGTTTCCGCAAAGATAATGTAACGTACGCAGACGAGCTAGAGGCGATATTTAGTCTAGAGAAGAGTTCTTCTATAAAGCTAAATATAGAACTTAGAGACAGTGGCATCTACTTTGATATATTTAAGCCCAACATAGAGGGGTGGTCAGCCTCTAACATGTCGGAGGCGTATGGTGCCTACGCTGATCACTGCGATTGGGATGATAGCGAGGAGAAGACTAAAATCGTAGCCTCGTGTATAGATAGGTTCCGGTTGGCTATAAGAATACTGGCAGATGAGTGTATTAAGCTTAAAGAATACATTAGCGAATCTACTGGATTTTTAAGCTCAAACGACTCCGCAAGTATTACTTGCGGAAAGGAAGTAGAGAATAGGAGAGCCGGATCTATTATAAGGATGTCTATTAGACAGGATGGGGATATATCGTCGAGTGACATCATGGACCTAATCGGTAAAGTAGACGGTAGAATAAAGGTATTACCAGGCAGCAGGGTAGTGCCTAGGCTGGATAAAAACGAGTTCACCCTAACAGATGATTCGGGTACCAGGGAGGTAAAAACACTAGCAACGATAAACGCCGCTAATATCGCAGAGTTCAGAGGCAGAGAGATCCACTTAGAGGGGGTTGATCCTCTAAGCATACCGCCCGGAGCTATGTCTCGGCTAATAGAGAACGTAAGAGGCAGGTCAGATATAAGGTTAAAAACTAGAAGATTCAATTCAGATGAAAAAGCTCAAATAAAAATCTCTTTTTGCGATTTTTCCGCAATTCCAGATCATATCTTTGAGGAAATGTTCTCCTCTATGTGTGGTATAGAGTTTGTGGATAGTAGACCGGTCTACAACTCCGCACTAAGAAGAGTAAGGTATAATGGAGCCGTCTCCACTATGTTTCTTCCAGCTACTGACGACATAACCTGTGTCTTGCGAGTGCCAGATACATGTGTAGTGTCTAGTAAGTGGTCTAACTACCTTGCGTATATCTACTCTATAACCAGAGGAGACATTATGAACGCGTCCAGTATTAAGTACCTAGGTGCTAATACGGTGGACCCGCGTGTGATAAGTGATAACACTCCTCCTTGCAGGTACTTTGACTTAAGGATTGGCTGGTTGCTGCTGGGATACGATAAGGAAGGAATACCTATTTACTCGTCCTGTGGAGACAGAGGAAGGATGTCCGACCTGATTAAGACCGGGGTAGAGAACAAGAACGCTAAGTTCTCTGGAGAGACCCGCATAGGTAGGCGCAAGAGTACAGTAGGACTAAGTTCGCTCAGCTTGGTAATAATCGGCCTAAAGGCAGAAGATAATCCAACCAGACTGGAGTACCTTAGGCTTGCAGGCACTACGAGTCTTAGCCTAAAAGAGCTATCCTCTATAGTGGCAGAGGGATTAAAGACACTGTAGAAAATAAAAAGCCCCGTATCCATTATAAGCGGTACGAGGCTTGGTTAGTGTATAAAGTTTATAAGAAGCTTAGCGACAACGCTTTGCAAAGACTGAAACCCTACTCTTTAGCTTCCTGTGAAGGGTAGCTACTGGCTTCTTTCCACATGCTTCAGCAGTAACCTTGGAGGATTTAATCTCCTGAGGTTTTGCTGGGGCTTTAGTGGCGGGAGCGGCTTCTGCTGCCTTAGCACTAGACGAGGAGCAGGACCCTCCGGAGCACGAGCCTGACCGGTTGAATATGATTCCGTCCACGGACTCAGAGCCAACGGCCATACTCAAAGCAATAACTGTCTGAAACATAGTAACCTCCTGTAAAATCTGTCTACCAGCCCTGTTGCTGGAGATGAAAGTTTACAACTGTTAAGTACTTTGTCAATGATACGACTCAATAATATTTTATTTAAAGCTTTAAAGCCTTTTGTATAAAGGGTTTAAAATTTAAATAAACACAGTTCAAACAACAAAAAATCAGAAAGGCAAGACAATGAGCGATCCAACAAAAGAAGCAGATGAGATCACAAGACTCCGTTTACTAGACGAGTACGTCGAGCTAAAAATGAACATGATGGTAGAAGACGATGGCGGCGGCACACACGGCTCTGAAATGGCGTGGTACGCCAAACAGGCGCTTACCACGGAAAGCGAGAATCTTACCATAGAAGACCTTGAGGAACTAATCCGAGAGATAGGAGAGTTTAACGGGGATGAGGAAGATGAAGGAGATGAAAATGAAGACGAGTAACTCAAAGGAGGGTAGTATGAAAACCGTAGAGGACTACAACAAAGGCATAATAAAAGTCTATAGGGCTATAAAAAGAAGAGGAGAAGCTGGTCTAAAGACCACTGACCTGGATATAAGCGAATCTACTAAGCTCTCCCTAGGTACGGTCTATGTGTACCGCTTAACCTTGGTCAACGACGGATTTGTCTCTAGAGATGGGTCACGGCGTAAGAGAGGTAGAAAGAGGCTGGCCTGGGGATGCCTTAAATCCTTACAAAGCAATAAGGGTGAGGCAAAGGCTGGCAAAGTGTATCTTCCGATGAAATCGGAGGCATACAGGGCCCGTAATAAGGGCACAGCAACTAAGGCTAGAGTGCCTCAATCCTTTAGCTCAACTATGGCCGGAAAGCAAGTTGTGCGCTCAATAGAGAAACTCTGTGTGCTTATCCTCAAAGCCCTTAATAAGGACTTAACGTCATGAAAAAGTCTAAAGCTAAGGTTACTTACGAGGACTTAGTAAGGCTGTATGTCTTTACTAAGTCGGTTAAGAGGGTTGCGGGCATCGTTAAGATGACCGTGGCTAAGGTAAAAAGGGCCTTGATTGAATTAAGGTCTATAGGCGTGGTAATCGCCATGGACATATCATCAAAGCTAGGAGGTTATTCTAAACCTCAGATAGACCCAGGACACATAGACATTTACCACCTTAATGTGATCATTAAGGTGGCTAGAGCGATCCTAAGAACCAGATACCAAGCCGGACTGGTTAAACGTAACATAGCCAGACTAAAACAGAGGCAACCCGTACTTGTCTCTGTATGATCACTTTGATCGGTAAGTGCAGCTATGGCAGTATTCTACTGAACATATGGATACCAAATAGTTGCACTTAACTCATAATACTCTAAAGAGTATTATAATTGTATTAAAAACAAAAGGATGACAAAATGGCAGCCACAAAAGTAATAAAGTTACTGGTACTGATGAATAATAGGGATAGGCAAATGAAAAATAGAGCTCCTATTACAGTTAATAATGAAACCGGCGAATGCGAAGCCATTACTAATGAAGATGGGTTGTTTGGGTCTTACTCTGTGGTATGTGTAAAGGTGAGATGCACCTTTGAACAGTTCGTAGCTGGGGATGCTCATGAATCCGCTATAGCTTCTGGAAAGAAGTTTATCCACAAGAGAGGTAAAAGCAGTGAAGACTACGATCTTCTTTGCTTTGACAGACACGAAGGTCACTTTGTTAACCCAGCGGTGTGGAAGATGAAACACTGGAAGGTATCAGAGATAAAAGACATAAGCAAGGACAAGGCCACTAAAAGTAACCAAGAAGAGTAAGCGAAGCAATTATAATACTCTTTAGAGTATTATGAGTTAAGTGCAACTTTAAGACTAAGCGAAGCAATTATAATACTCTTTAGAGTATTATGAGTTAAGTGCAACATCTTAGTGTACAGCTGTTCTCTATTTACACTGACACCCAATAGGAGGACAATAACATTAGTTACGTACTTATATGGTTTCGAGGAATGTGTATAGTTAAAACGGAGGCCTCATGAAGACCCTAGATCTGGATACCGAATCTCAGGAACTGGATGAGCCAAAGAAACCGAAGGCCAGCGTACCGGCCAAGATACTAACCAGCCTAAGGAAGCTTGTAAGCTTTCCTGACAACCCTGTAAAGGTTGAGGCTTTAAACGTTTACTCCACTAGGTGGAGAGTTAACGTGTGGACTGTAGGAGATAACAACGCCAGGGTAGAAGCGTCCTGGTTTGTAGTTGCCACTGACAAGGGCGACATAGTTTCGTTTAACTAGTTCAGAGTCTTTATTCCCGGCCTCGACTATAGTTTAGTCGAGGCTTTTTTGTTTCGATAACTTAAAGGAAAAGTAACATGGCGATTAAGAAAAGCAGTAAGAGTAAAGTTAAGGGTAAGGTAAAAAGCCCTAAGGAGATTTATGTTCTAGATTACAGAGGACTCACCTACAACGGGTCTACAGTTATTAAGAACCCGGCATTATTGAAATCGACTCTAAAGAAAAATAAACTTGATAGAGAGGCTTTTTTACTTGAGCGGAAGGCCGCCTTAGAGAAAGAGCTAAAAAGGTATCCTGTATTAAAGGCTTCACCTAAAGTTAAAGCTAAAACAACTACGATGGTTGTGGACAGTAAGTCCATTCTAAGAAAAACCAATGGAAGGTACGTAATGGACGCCTTTGACCTTAATAATTTGATGGGTACGCTTGTTCAGATGGCCAGCAACCATCAAACTGGTCATAACCTCTTTGGTAGATCCGGCCTCATTACCAACATAAAAGACTTTAGTATTAAAATTACATATCGTAATCATGGTGTTAATATGAGAGCCATGGTGGATGGGTCTCAGAGAGATACGTGGAGAAGGAAAGGCGAAAAGGGTTAGTATGTATTAAGCACTAAGTGCTCTCACGTAGAGGGCACTACTTTTATCATAGGAGAATAGAAATGGGTATGGACGTTTATGGTGTAGAGAACAAGGAAGCTTACTTTAGGGCGAATATCTGGTCGTGGGCAGCTATTCATGACCTTATAAGGAAGCTAGGGGCTGACCTTGTGGACCAGAAAACTTTGGAAAATATGGGCTCCAATAGTGGAGCCGGAATAACCGATCCAAAGGACTGCGTTACATTAGCAAACCGAATGGACATGTGGATGGAGCACAATACAGCCGGGTCTGAGATACTTCCTCAGGCCGGTGATATGGTGTTCTCTATGGGAGAGGCAATTAGGTCTGCGGTCGCCGGCCTCATAGACAACATGAAAAGTGAGGCCGAGGCCAAAGGTAAAGAGTTTGATGAGTCTGAAGTAACCCTAAGCAATGACGCGTTTACCTACAAGGTAGAGGACGACCACCTTAAAGAGTTTATCACTTTCCTTAGGGGGTGTGGTGGCTTTGAGGTGCACTAATGAAAAAGAAAACTGCTCACAGGTTCTATAAAGAGTGCTTCTTTAAGCATCTTAGTGATGTAGTCGATAAGGTAAAACCTACAAGGTCATATCTAGCTAGGTTTTATGAACTCGCTAGAGACAAAAGAATAAAGTTCCTTAATAGGTTAATGAAGCGTAGTCCAGAAATAAAAGAAAAGCATAAATATCTTTGTTTTGCTTTATCCAAGTGCAAAATGCCGCTTTACCTAGCAGTAAAAGGTTTTGCACCTAAGTCTGGTGGCGCTTCTTTATACTGCAGCAAGACTAGGTTCTGTGCTCATTGTTGGGTGCGAGTTACCTGCAGCTCTTTTATAGAAATGGTAAAAAAGATGACTAGGTATGACCACTACGCGTTTGCATACAAGGAGAAAATTAGCTTTATAGACCTAGATGCATCCGTAGGGCATATATTTATAGAGTGTAGTAGAATGTTTACCAAGAGGCATAGGTTCTCTAAGGCTAATCTTAACAGGGATGGTATTCTAGGAATTACTGAAACCCTGTGTGTGTATCCTATGGTTATGCAAGGTAAAAAAGTTTTAGCTTTGCAGCTTAGGCAGTTAGCTTATTGTAGCAATATCTCTGGATTCTACGAGTCTTCGACCATTAGGTCAGAGGTAAAACTAGGAGAGCCTTCTATACAGTTCTGCAGCTACCCAGCGAGATCTCTTAGAGGAAGTGCCGAGACTCAAATAAAAATAGACCATGTATTAAAGAGACTTAGGCTTACACGAAGGGCGGGTATTATGTATAACCCCTGTATACCCTTGCCGCCTATACCGGTAAAAGTGGAGACGTCTCTTCTATTACCTAATACAATTAGTTTAGATGCCGTCAAAACTATAACCTAAGAAAGAACAACTATGGTAAATGAATTAAAACTAAAGGCCTATATAGTTATGGTTCCACCTGTATTTGCAGTACTTACGGCTAATCTTCCTAAGTACCCTGCTCCAGGTGAGTCCTATAACCATAAGCAGATGGTAGACGTTCTTACCATATTTGATAAGAGGTGGAAGGCTGCGGGCTCTCCGGCTGATAGAGAGCCCTATGCCCTGTCTTCTAACAAAGATGGTATTGTGGAAAATCTTCCCGTAAGGTTAACTCATGATCAGATTTATTCTGAGCTAGCTGCCGATGCCTATATAGAGGCCGTAGCCGAGAAGGAGTCCTCAAACCTGTTGTTGAAAGAACTCCTCAGCTTAGATAACAGCCATGAAGGCGATCCTGATGATATCGATAACTACAGCGAGCCACATGGAGGTGGCGAAAAGTGCGAAATAAGAAAGACAAACAAGACAAAGGCGAAAAGCCTAAGTTTGAAAAAGAAAAAGTAGCTAAGCACAAAAAGCGCTATCCATCTGGCGGAGTTAAAAAATGCTTACGTTGCGACGAGGAATTTCTATCCAGCGACGTAATCTCCAACAGAATATGCGTGAACTGTTCTAGACTAATAAATAAAGAGTGGATCCCGGACGTACATAAATCTGGGTATAGCTCTCCTCTTGAGTCTGTAGACGATTGGTTTTAAGCTACCACTATCTTGATATGTCTTTCTCCTCTAAGGATATTGTTTTTCTTATCGTTCTGCTGCAGGGCTCTTCTCTGGATACTCTTACACTTTCCGGGGCCTCTATTCCAACTTTAACCTGGCTATTGCCTATTCTGGTAATAGTTATATAAATATTATTATTTATAACTATGGTTTCATTGACTCGCCTTGATATCACTAGCATATAAAGCCTCCTTACTGGTAACGGGGTGCTACATATTTTGTATTGATTTGCTACAAAGTTTCAACCAGTTATGGAACAATTTTTAATTGGAGATTAAATGCGTAAACTTGCACAAAGACCCAGGCACCCTAACCTAGACCAGGCCTGGGAAGACCACAAAAAGCTAATTGTATGGTGGGCAAATAAGTTAAAGAAGTGGACTAGTAGCTTAAACCAAGCATCGCAACAAGATAGAGATTCGATAGTGTCCTACCTATTCCTTAAGCTGAATAATGACCTGTGGTTATGGGACCCTAAAAGGGGGGTTAAGTTCTCCACATATTTTTCCGTCCATATACCCCAGCACTATGCTCTGCACTATTTACGGTTTGAGTCCGACGCTGGAATGGCCGCCTGGGTGGCTAGGTCTACAAAGAGCACCAAACTGTTTAAGTGTAAAGTTATAAACGAGTCAGTCTTGATCGGAAGACGCGATGTCAATAGGAACACTAAAGAACCTTCTACCGGGTACTACGATATAGAGTCTAAAGATAGAAGAGACTACTATAGCTGGGTTTACGATGTCATAGGTGAGATGGGCGGTAAGGAAGAGGCGTGGAAGAAGCTTACTATGAACATGGATAAGAAAAATGTAAGGATACTTCATAGAAGATTTGTTTTAGGAGAAGCTCTAAAGCAAGTAGGCAAGTTCTTTGGCTTAAGCAAGGAAAGAATAAGGCAGGTAGAGTTTGCAGCCCTATGTAAAATGAGCAGAAGATTCAACGCGGATAAATCGCTGAAGACCATAACCAAAGAACACGGGTTAAAAACTAGGCATACTTATCCATCATACTAGATCGGAGATTCAATGACTGACCTTCTCAAGAATATAAAGTTTAAATCTAAGCCGGTAGCCGTAGTCAGCTCAGATTGGCACTTGGCCTTTAATGCATGGAAGAAGCATCCCGACATAAATGGCGATGCTGAGCACTCCTTGACTCAGATAGTAGATATCTCTATAGAGATGGGGGTTCCACTAATAGCTGCTGGTGATCTATTTGATAAGAAGACAACAGACTCGTACTCTGTTATAGCTGCATCTACTCAGATGAGTAGAATGCATGCTAAGCGGCTTCCGGTGTATTATGTACAGGGTCAGCATGAGATGTCTCATCCGACATGGATGAGTCTATTCCCAACATGCATTAACGTACATAATGAATTCTTCAAGATAGGTAACTTTAACTTATTTGGGTACGACTACTTCGTACCCACGTCTGTAGAGGACTCATATAGCAGGTTTAAAGAAGCCGATATATTAGTAACCCATCAGACTTGGTCTGAGTTGTTGCCTAAGCATAGGTCCAACCTTTATTGCTCTTATGGCCTTGTAGCTAGTAACATTCCGTACAAGGCCATAATAAGCGGAGATTATCACTCACACTTCGTGGATAAGATACACGGATCAAACTGTGTATTTGTTTCTCCAGGAAGTACCTGTCTTCAGGACCTAAGTGAACCACCAAATAAAGCAGTGTGGGTTATGACTGAGAACATGGAGTTTGTTTCCGTTCCTATAAGGTCAAGGGTTCTTATAAACGTGACCATAAACTCTGATAACGATTTATTTGTGTCTGTTAGCCTGGCCGATAAAATGGTAGTCGGCGATTTAACTAATGGTATAGGTAAGCCCATCTTGCGTATAAAATATAACACAGACATAAAGAATGTGTACGCAGCTATGAACAACGCCTACAAAGATAAGGCGTACCTAGACTTCAAACCTATCATAGAGGAAGAAGTTACAGATAATCCTGTAGACTACCACCCTATAAAGATGGCCACTAGCTCTATAGGGGAGATATTCTGTGAGTCATTGAGCACCTGTTTTCCTAAGGATCACAGAGGCATTACAGATGTTGGAAGGCTATGGAGCACCACCACTCTGGACGAACTTAGAAAAGAGATAGGGGCTATATCCGGTGAAATAAAGGATATTGATAACACTAAACCAAAGGAGTAGACATGAGATTAGAAAGACTTAAGCTGAAGAACTTTTGTCAACATAGGGAACTAGACTGGACGTTCCCTAGCGGTATTGTTGCTATCACAGGCCCTAATGGTTCTGGTAAGTCTAATTCTATTAAGGCAGCTTACGCTGCCTTAACAGGTGACTTCAAAAGGAACGAAGGCGTAGCGATAGACAATATTAATAAGTTGTGCCTTGAGAAAGACGAAAGCTCTATAGAACTTACGTTCTCTACTAGTGGAAACGTATCCACTATTATCAGATCACTAAGGCCTAACAAAAGGTCTCTAGTCATAAATGGAGGATCCCCTATCATTGCCGATAAAGATATATCGGCAGCTATAGAAGGCCTAATAGGCGTTAACTCAAACATACTGAGCGAGTACATCTTTGTTGACCAGTGGAAGATGTTCGAGGTATTCACAGCCTCTAAATCTGAAAGGATGTCAGCCCTTCAGTCGTTATACGGCCTAGGCAGGGCAGAGGTGTGCTACGACGAGATATCTAAAACAATAAGCAAGATAAACATTCCTACTCCTTCTGAGTCTGTAGAAGACTTAGACTTGCAGATAAGGGAGAAGAGGCTTGTACTGAATGACTTTAAAAAATCATTGTCATCTATAACCCCTGAGTCTATAGATGTATCTTCACTTAATGACCAGCTGAAGTCAGTTAGGCAGATGAAGGCAGATAAGTCTAAGATAATTGAGCTAAAAGACAGCCTAGCCAAGGTCACTACTACTCTAAGGAACTTAGCAGCATCCTATGAGTCGTTTAACATAGAAGGTATTCTTTGCGGCTTTAAAAACTTAGAAGAAATAAACTCTGCTATTAGATTACAGGAAGAAAACCTAGCCGCGTGGGGAGTTATAAGTGAAATAGGTCACAGGATGTCTCACTACCAAAATGAAATATCTGAATTTGAATCGCAAATTAAAGATTTAGGACCAGGCCCCGTTAAACCTGCTAAGTACTACGAGTCCGGTGGTGAAGATATGGAGCTGTTTAACTCTATGACAGGTTTACTTAGCTCTCAGACCTCTTGCCTAAAAGACCTTACAGGTAAAAACGAGTGCCCGGTGTGCAAGTCTTCAGGATCAGTACTAATAGAGGCTACTCAAGCACTAGAAGACTCTATATCTAAGCTTACACCGACTGTTGCTAAGATGAAAGAAGACTACGTTACTAGTAGGAACTATGACCGTAGGTGGCTTATTTACTCCGAAGAGCTAAGCAAAATCTCTAATTACAAGTTCGTTAATAAAGAGAAATTAGACAAGCTTAAAAATACACAGGCTTTAAAACTTGAAAAGAAACCAGATAGAGACCATACATATTGCGTAACCGAAAAAACCAGGCTCTGCGATATAAAGAATAAGTACGAATCCGCTTTAGTTAAACAGTCGGAGGAGATGTCTTTATTGGGATTCTACCGAGGCCAAGCTGACTCTATGACAGAGCAAATCTCAAAGCTAGAATTGTCTTGCCCAGAAGTTAACAGCTTAGACGATTACTCTAGAGTAGAGTCTGCTCTTTTGGAGTCTATAGCCACTAGAAGTAATAACAAAGAGATTCTTATAAGAATCGAAGAAGGTATAAAATCTTATACTGAATCCATAGAGTACTTAGAGAACAGAAGGAAGAGAATATCTTTGGACTTAGACGAGGCTAGGATTAATATAGATATAAGAAACCACCTAGAGACTCTTAAAGAGGTTATGCATAAGTCTAACCTACCTAGGAAGGTGGCGGTTAATTATCTTAAACAGACTGTGTCTAAGATGAATAACTACTTAGAGGACTTCCACGCACCCTTTAGAGTTTACTCAGATGATGAGCTAACTTTTTGGGCTAAGTTTAATGACAACAGAAGCCTTCCGGCATCTAGGTTATCAGGAGGCGAAAAAGTATTGCTCTCTTTAGCGTTTAGGTTGGCTGTTCAGTTTGGAGTAGCCTCTAGTGTTAATTTGCTAGTTCTTGACGAGCCCACTGTCGGACTTGACGATGATAACATAGAATGCTTGGAGACCGCGTTCAATAGGTTACGAGCAATGTCAGTATCTTCAGGCCTTCAGGTATTGGTAGTCAGTCATGAAAAGGCCATGGAGAGAATGTGTGATCATACGCTTTCCTTATATAGGTGATTAATGACCAATATAATCGATAGTTCTTATTTAAAGGCCACCTCTGATGAGGACGGTAAGATATGGATTATAGACGGCGATAAGATGCCTAAGAAGGTTGGTATAGGCGTTGGTGAGTTCGTAGACAGCATGCTAGACTCCAAGGAACACAAGTTTGTTAGAGTCTTAGCTTCCCCTTTGAACTACCCGCTAATAACAAAGCTATACCAATTAAAGAAAGTCGGAAACATAGACTCAGTACAGATAGCTACACCTCTTCTTATGCAGAAGAATCGACCAGAGAGCTCACTTCTCAGAATGCGTTTGTGTACTTTGCCCGCTTCATTAGGTGGATTTCACGAGGTTACTTGTGACGATTTTGCAATGTACACTTTGGCTGGTATGGTCGATTCATTAAGGAAGGTAGAACTCAATAAAAAGAAAGATGGATCTCTTACGATTAAGTCACAAAAGGAATACGACAAGCTCTGCCTAGCCGTAACCGATCTTCTAGCCGCCCAGCCTATATGGAGTTACGTTAGCTTTATAGACTCTCTTGACCCTGTGTTAATGGCTGCAGTTCTTACTAGCATAGGAGATCCTAGATGGTTTATTAACCCAGATAGGCCTGATAGGTTATCCAAGCTTTACTCTTGGATGGGACTTTCAGGAGACAGAAGCTGTGACGGCAAAACTTACAGAAGAAAATGTACAGAGCTATGCTGGTATGGTGGAAGCCTAGGAGGATACAGGGAGTACAAAGATTTTCCTACAATACTTAAGGACAAGATGGGCGACCCAGGCTGCTTTGTAGTAAAGTACGCTTTTGATAAGTGGGGGCCTGACCCTTCATTATGGCCTCATGATAGGATATCAAAGTTCCTAATAAAGTTTGTAAGGCTGTCTTGGCTGGACTGCATATACCCCTACCCTAATCCTTGGATGGAAGGTCTTTTTGATTATAAGAGCATCTTTAAATCTAAGGGCAGTGCTAGGGCCTTCGAGAGTTTTATTAAAAAAATAATTTGACGTAACTTGTTGGTATAACGAGCCTTTTGACCCAGCCTCTTTAAAGTTGGCCTTAACCGGTTGACTGTTACCCCACATAGAAATAGAATTAGAGCCTAGACAACAACCAAGCTGATGCAGGGGCTGATATTTTCACCCACCGCAGTGATTCAATTCTTGGAACATAAGGCGAAAGGTATATACATGGAAGTTAATTTCACTATAGGCAATTCCCTATTGCAGATCTCTTCACCCTCTGGTGACCTTCCTATAGATCTAAAGAAAAAGCTAGAAAGCAGACTATGCTATTCTCATGTCTCGTTCAATAACACAGGGGCCTTCAGAAGGCATCCAAGCTTCTCGTCCGAGGTTAGAATCGTGTTCAGGTATGATGCTAAAAACAACTTAGTGTGCCCCAGGGGATTTGCAAGCCGACTAAAGAAAGAGCTGACTGACTCGGGTGTAAAAGTTAACATGTTTGATATAGATGCTGATTACCATAAGGGAGCAGCCTTCAACATCGACATAGACAGGATGGCCAGAGTCCTTCAGCTTAGAGATAAGCAGGATGACTGCCTAGCAGCCCTGATGTCAAGCAGAGATGGCCTTATCGTAGCTCCTACGGGTTTTGGTAAGTCATTTATGTTCTCTGCCATATGCATGGCCTACCCTAACGCTAAGATTCATATCGTAACCCGAAGAGTTGATGTTATGAAGAGGCTGTACGGATCCCTATCAAAGCTAATACCAACCATAGGCATGGTAGGTAGCGGAAGTAACAGATGGGGTAGGGTAACTGTAATAACAGCCGACAGCATGCACAAGATAAGTCACGCAGGAGAGCAGTGTGCTGATATTCTTTTATACGATGAAGCCCACGAAGCTGTAGCCGATTCGTATCAAGCTGAGCTAGGTAAGTATTTAAAGACTCGTAAGTTTGGATTTACAGCTTCCCCTGACGGTAGAATGGACGGGGCGCACTTCTTGCTAGAGGCTATATTTGGACCTAGAATATTTGAAATGTCATATGATCAAGCAGTCAAATCTGACCTAGTAGTGCCTATCAAGGTTGAATGGATACCAGTTGATTGCGTAAACCCTTGTGGGGATCTAAATGGTGTACCAAAGGAGAGGTGGGGCATATGGCGCAACGACGTCAGAAACTCAGCCATAGCTGAAAAGGCTAAGACATATGGAGATGACGAGCAGGTTCTGATAATGGTCAAGTCAGTAGAGCACGCAGTTTACCTTAAGCAATTTCTTCCTGACTATAAGCTGTGCTATGACAGCATGGATCCTCCAGACTACCAAAGGTACATAAAGAAGGGCCTACTAACCGAACTTGATGAACCCTTAATGGTGCCGGCTAGACGTGAGAGTATGCGGGTTAAGTTTGAAAGAGGAGAGCTCAAGAAGGTTATAAGCACAGATGTGTGGAGCACCGGAGTAGACTTCGCACAGCTATCAGTCCTTATACGGGCTGACGCAAGAGCCAGCAAAATAGTAGACATACAAGCCCCCGGTAGGGTATCCAGAAAGCATGATCCCTCTAGCAAGAAGAGCGGACTTGTAATTGATTGCATGGACAACTTTGACTTCTCGTTTATGAACAGAAGCCGCAGCCGTAAGCTGTCTTACAAGAAGATGGGATGGGAAGAAGTAAGACCAAACACAAAAACTCCAATACAACCATCAGACTCCATAGAAATAATGGAAGAGGCATTTGATGAATGAAGACATGGAGATGAGAAGCCTTGAGGCCAGAAGACTGTACTGCGCTTTTATGACCAAGCATATGCAGCGCACAAGAGGTTCTTCCTTTGAGTACGGGCGCAGGGTTTTACCTCATTACGATGGTACCTCTACTGAAAGGCCTAAGCACGGTAAGGCTATAGTGCACAAAAGCGGTAGAGACTATAAGCCAGTGTGGCCTAAAATAGCTAAGTCTGCTCTTGATAGCTCGCTAACAATACTGGAGCTCATAAGATCCCAGTTTGATGCAGCTGTAGGAGGACCTCCTTCGGCTAACTCTTGCCACGGGGCCAGAGCCGTAAGGGTTGCTATAGCCCGAAGGGAATCCGCCTTACAAGAGAGCGCCAACTTATTTAACTCATTCAAGAAGACAGTAGATGTTGATCTTACAACTATGCATAAGCTCCTTTCTTCAAAAGAGTCTGTAGTAGATGTAGTTCTTTTAAGTAAGGTGCCAGCCATATGTAAAGTTAATATACTTATGATGATGCAGCTTGAGGATTATGTACCGCCAGATTTGCTTTTAGAGGCGTCTGAAGAGTACATGCTCCAGCCGGATGTGTACGACTTAGCGTGGGGAGGGGCTTTGCATAGCTCGTTCTTGGATAAGGCAACTAAACACATACAATTCAAAAGAATTGAATTTGGAATTAGAACAGATAAGGTAGTTCTGTAACACGGAGGTGGAATGTATAAGCTAGATAAAAATAGCCTATCAAGAGAATCCTCTTATAGGCTAGATGTCGACTCCATAGATTTTATGGTAAGGCACTATTCGAATGATGACGACCTAGTTTCGGAATGCTCTTCCCTCTTTAAAGATAACTACTTCTCAGAGGATGAAAAGCATTACATGATAGCGGTTAAGTGTATAAGGCTTTATAGGGTGGACTTCGGTGACCGCCCTAATCAAGAAGCCCTAAGACTTATGGTAAGTGATAATGATATGGTCCGAAGTGGGTATGTTATGGGAAACCAGATACCTCTTAAAGACGCCTGCATGGATCTAGTAAAGGCTGTAGGATCTTTTACAAGCGAAGAGATCATAAAGAACAGGAATACCTGTAGGAGCCTTATAAAAAGGTTTTTGATAGAGCGCGGTTTTCACGATGCCATCTACAACAATGTAGCCGGAATAAACTCATCTCAGAGTGTTATAAAAGAACCATCCAAGTTCGTTGAAGACATAACAAACGTATTAGGCGAGATACAGTCTGTAGAGTCCTCTGCAGTGTATAGCGTCATGCCAGATGTCTGGAAACCAAACATTATTGTAGGAGACTCTATAGGTATGCCTTACTTTGATATTTTTATGACGGGAGGGGTTAGAGCTGGAGACGTCTACGGAGTACTGGGAGGATTCGGCAGCGGTAAGACGTGGATGGGTATAAATATAATCACAAGCTTCTGTAGAATAGAAAACTACAAAAAAATAAAAGCAAGGATGAGCGGCCTAGAGTACAAACCTAAGATAGGTGTTTTATTACACTATGAGGATAGCCTTGATAGCATGCGGTTTAGGTTATTAGCCAGTATGGCTGAGATGCCCATGAAGCACGTTATGAATCATGTCATCAGTGGTGACCCTCTATCGACTCGGTCTAGCTATAGGGACTACGAACTAAAGAGATATGCTGGAATATCTGATAGCTCCGTAAAGCGCCCTGAGTCTGAAAGGTTTGCGGATGCAAAGACAATTCTATCCGAGCATTGCCGAATCATATCCCTAAACGGCGAGAATCAACAGCATAAGGGTAAAGGCTACATAGACGAGATTACAGCGCAGCTAAATGCCTGCCTGAAGTCTTCCGGCGCGGACCTAGGAACATTTGTAATGGATTACGCTAAGTTGTGTGCCGAAAGGCATGCTACTGGCACTAAGGACGGCTACCAGAACTTGAGACACTACATACGAGCTATTCCTGAAAAAATATCTCTAGAGGTGTGTAATAAGTTTAAGTGCCACGCCTTTATACTTCAGCAGCTTAGTGGCGCCTCCACTAAGACTAGGCCGGGTATGCCGATACACCACTCAGAGGCATCTGAGTGTAAAGACTTTGCAGAAAACTGCCATAGAGTATTTTGTCTAGGCAATAAGCATCCTCAAAGCGGTGTTCAGCGGTTTGACGCGTCTAAGCGAAGAAACGATGAGTTCACATCAAAGAACCACGCTATAGTTAGGTTTAACGGGGATACATGTAACTACGAAGTGGATACTGAATGGGAGGTGGATGAACACTCTGGATTTGTACCTGCAGGTATAGCAGGTGCAGCTATGGGTGTTGCTCCTACCAGAAAGCCTTCAACAACAAGCTTATCGTCACTCGAAGAAGATGACGGTATATGATAGGAAAGGATGTTTATGAACATGACAGACGAAAGCGAAGTTTTATGCCCGGAGCTTTACTATAAACTAAAGAAACTATTTAATAAGGTTCTTGTATCCAATAAAGGCGTCGCTATGGTCGAGAGGACCGCTAGCGACGGCTCCTCTTCGCTTTTAGTAAGCGGAGAGCACTATAGGGTATGTTGCCCGTGGTGTAACGATAGCAGGTTTCGCTTGTACATAAACCATAGGTGGTTTGAAAACCGTTTCATGGCTAGCTGCTTTAACGAGACAGCTTGTACAAAGGGCGAGGCAGGCAGAAGCCGACTAGACCAGCTTCACGTATGGCTATTTGGAACTACAGCTAAGATGTCGCTACCAGTAAGGCAGGTAAAGCTGTCAGATTCTGAAGCTGCTCACTTGCTGGAGTTTAAGCCTCCGCAAGGATGCGTAGCTTTATCGGACCTGTCTGATGACCATGAGGCTCTAGTTTACCTCAGGGGCAGAGGCTATGACACTAAGAGGCTAGAGAGGTATCTAGGCTTAGGCTGGATAACTGATCAAGGCATTCCAGCTCTAAGAGACAGAATATATATCCCCATATACCAAGGGGCAAAGTTAATGGGGTACCAAGCTAGGGTAGCCGGCACGGGCAAACTAAAGACTCGTCAGAAGTATATAAATCCTATCGGAATGCGTAAGTCGACTCTTCTGTACAACCTAGACAACGCAATTAACCAAGGCTGTCTAGTTGTATGCGAAGGACCGGCGGATGTTTGGTCTGTAGGCCCTGCAGGCATAGCAATCTTTGGCAGTGATTGCAGTCATAGTCAACTGTCCTCCATAGGTAAGCACTTTAACGGTAAGCCTATAGCTATAGCTTTAGATGCTGATGCCAGTGATAAGGCTAACCAGTTAGTAGCTAAGATACAGCAGATAGTTCCTAGGTCACTTGTAGTAAAAATAGAAATGGAGGGTGACGAAGATCCAGGAACTCTTAGATTAGAGTTATGGAGACGTTTCCACAATAAAATCTCAGCCAGTGGTATGGAAATACCAAAGGTAATAATGGAGTGGCCCCCAAGCTATGAGTGATAAATTAGACCTATCAAAGCACTGCACGTTTGAGAACTTCGTGCTGCTAATAGAAAAAGCTGGCCCTCTACTAGAGTGGCCTTTTGTTTTTCCAAGCGAGAATATGCACCTGTTTAACAAGATGGGTCCGGACTTCTTTCAGCTAGCTAAGCTTTTATCTGGCTCCGAGGATAAGGTAATATTAGATGCATACTCTGACTTCTTATACTTTAGAGCTTTATACGATAGTAACTTCATGCTTCCCGTAAGGTTTAACGGGCACATGCTCGAAGCTAGGACCGTCCCAGGTAGTGGATGGATGCCTAACTGCAGAGTAGGACCGTTTAGACAGTACAAGTATATGGTAGTAGGAAAGGCTCCCACTGATGAAGACATATACCTAGGCAAGGTCACGTTTGGTCAAGGTGCTGAGCTTCTGTGGGAGTATCTTTCTGATCATGAGTTTACTAAGTCAGACTTCTATCTTACTTATGTTGTGAAGCATAAGACTTTAGACCCGTCTTCGAATGGTATTAAGTCTGTATGGATAAATAATTGCTCTCCCATACTAAAGCTAGAGATGATGCTAGCTAAGCCTGACTTCATACTCCTTACCGGGGATGAAGCATTAAAGGCAGTAGTTGGCAGAGATAAGAAACTATCAGATGCTGTAGGTAAGGTATTTGATGTACCTATACAGTGCCCGGATGGATCTATTCATATTGCAAAAGCTATTGCAGCTGTAAGTCCTGCCTATGTAATGAGATACCCTGAGCACTCCGAAAGGCTTAGGTCATCTATAGCTCACTTCTCCGCCCTGTGCAAAGGAGAAGAGTTTCTGTCTAACGAGACAGACATACAGCACTTTGAGATAAGGACCAGCGATGAGCTCACTGTAATAAGAGACGAGATACTAAAAGATAGATCTCCAGTTATAGCCATAGACCTAGAGTGGCATGGAGATTGGCCGACTGAGAAGAATGCATACGTCAGAACCTTGCAGTTGTCCTGGAGGCCAAAGTTTGCTTGTAGCATAGTTGTGAATAAAGCTGGCGGAGGCCTAGAGTTTGATAGCACCTGCAGAGCCCCCTCTAGAGGTATGGATAACCTAAGGCATCTACTTAACTCTATATTCTTTCCCGAGGACGGAAGAAAGGTAAGAATAGTAGGACACTATCTTACAGCCGATCTTCCTTGGCTAAAGTCATTAGGAGTAGATCTATCTACTCTGTTCATGGCACCTGATGATGATGACTTTGAAGCAATAAAGACTAAGGCTGATGCTGATGCTTTTAAGTTTGGGTTTGAGAAGACTAAGTACGAAGGAGGCTTTGACACCCTTCTAGCAGCACACTCAGTAAACGAGACTGACATATTCAACTTGGAGGAGCAGGCCGTAAGGTACTGCAACGTACCAAGATGGGAAGGTCCGCTTATTGAATGGCGAAAGAAGTATTGCAAGGATAAAGGCATAAAGGATTCAGCCTTAGGTGGTTATGGCGATTGCCCTGACGAAGTACTCATACCGTATGGTTGCTACGATGCTGACGTAACTAGAAGGTTATTTGATTACTATAATGGAGACGCCTCCACTATAGGTAAGTTAGATAAAGATAGGTACGGCAATAACTGTAGGGTTCCTTTCTGGACTTCTATGAGAGCATATCCAGGCTTTATAGAGATGAGGCAGAAGGGAATATGTATAGATGAAGCTAGAGTTAGAGAGCTCACAGAATTATACGAGGCCCTACACGAAAGCTTGTCAGCTAAGCTTAAGACTATGCTCAGATGGCCAGACTTTAATGCCTCAAGCACCTTTCACAAGCGGGAGCTCCTATTCGGAGAGCGCCTGTCCGGTAAGAGGGATGCCGATGGTAATCCAGTAAGGCAGCGCCCTGATGACGCTGTGTGCCTGCATCTTGTGCCCTATAAGAGTACAGGATCTGGATCTAAAGGAAAGCTGTGGGCAGAGCTAGTCGCCAGGGGTACAGAGAATATGTACTCGCCCGGCACTGACAAAGAGTCGCTTACTATATTAAGTGATGGAAACATGGTCATATCTACGCTTAGGGATGTAAGAGCATTACATTACCTTAAGACTACTGTGCTCAGATCTCCTGAGTGCGATAAGGACGGCATAGAGGTAGTGGACGATGATGGAGATCAGGTCTACGAGAAGGGTCTGTTATCTTATGTAAACTCTGACAATAGAGTTCGCTCTATGTTTAGTCAGGCTAAAGAAACAGGTAGAGCTTCGTCTTCTAGACCTAATATGCAAAACTTAGGAAAGACCATAGAGGACAGATATAAAGCTATCTTCTCGGCTCATGGCCCTAGTCTTTCTCTAGAGTACTCTTATCCGCTTAGATCTGCGATAAGTGCTAAGGCTGGTCACGTTCTGGTAGAGGCAGATTATACCGGAGCTGAGCTGGCTATCATGGCTTGGCAGTCAGGCGATAAGAATATGATAGATCATGTTCGTCGGGCTAATCTCCCTGAGAGTGATCCCGACTACTATGACATTCACAGTAACGTAGCTGTGAGTACGTTTAAGTTGTCATGTGCACCCACTAAGAAAGGACTAAAGGATGCAGGTAAGGCAGGTCTAAGGACTGCAGCTAAGGCTGTGGTGTTTGGATATGCTTATGGTCAAGGAGCTGACTCTACTGCAAGAAAAGCTAAGCAAGAAGGAGTGGACATCTCCGTAAAGGAAGCTCAGGATCTAATTAACGGCTTGGTAGCCATGTATCCAGGATTACCAGCTTACTTTCAAGAGTGCAGGTCTAGGGTTAAAGACCCAGGCTGGATCTGTAACTCATTTGGAAGGTTTAGAAGGTTCTCGCCTTCTAAAGACAGGGCTGTAGTCGCTGAGTACGAGAGACAGAGCATGAATTTCCCTATTCAATCTTGCGTAGCGGACGTTATGTCTAGGGCATTAGATCATATACACTCATACAGAGACAGCGCACCCTTAGGTATGACATACGACATCATACTACAGGTTCATGATGCTGTTATTCTTGAAGTGCCGTATGCTTGTGTGCCATGGGTAGTGGACGAAGTTCTTCCAGTATGTATGGTAGATAAGGTAGGTATATATTCTTGTAAGTTAGATGGTTCTATTAGAGAAGAAAACTGTGGTCCTTTTCATTTGGGCATAGCGACAGAAGTATTTACCAAGTGGTCGATACCGCTTACTCAAGAGGACTGCAAAGTTATGGGCATACCCGAAAGGTTTGCCCAGCATTAGGAGTTTGATATGGCAGATAAAGTTCACAAAATAGTGCTGACTGACGGAACTACGGTTTCGGTAATTGAAACAGAAGGGTCTATATACTTAGAAGTTCACGACCAAGTTAGGGACAGTGACTTAATCAAAGACCCCCAGGCCAAAGGTAGATCACTTTTTAGCACATCTTATAAAATACATAAGACCGTTATCGCTAGCTAAAGTGTAGTTTTATTTAATCACGATCCCTAAAGCAATTTAGGGATCATATCTTTAACCAATTTAACTAGGAGATGAATATGTCCAGTCGTAAAATATTGAGCATTGTTTCCCCGCAGGAGGGGTGGGTAGCAAAGTTTAAACAAGAAGACGGTACGACAGTACGAAATCCAGTTATGGTTTGGGCAGTTGTCCAAGACGAGAAAGGCGAGGGTAACAGCCTTACCAGCTTTAGTGGTACGTCAGGGCCTGTTGACTCGCCAGGGGATACTTATATAGAGCCAGACAACGAGATGTCAAACTTTATTGGCTGGGAAAGGCTTGGCTATGACGCTGCGGCTAGTGCAGCAACAAACGCCGAACTTATGCTGAGCCACTTGATGTCTCATAGTCCGATATTAGGCAAACCAGTTTTTCCTACTTTAAATGTTACACCAAAAACTAGAAGACGCATTGAACGGTACTTTAAAGGGACACGCCTTTCAGAATTTGTTCAGTTTAGCGCTGACGATATACGCATGTGGAGAGATACTGGCGAACGTACTGTTGAAGAAATACGTTTCGAATTACAAAAGCTAGGACTGCACTTAAGGGGAGACCGGCTTTGCAGTACCACTGAGGAGGAGTCATGACCGCCGAACAAAAGGATAGAGTGTTAGCTGAGCAGCCTAAGATGGATGTTAGACCTGCTCTTCGCTCTAGTAATAATACAGAGTGCTCGTGCTGTAAAGACATTATAACCCATGACAGAGTACTAAAAACGGCTCGTTACCACGTTTTATGCCTTGCATGCTACCGCGAACTACGCTCAGGCAAGATTGTAAATCAGAACATATCGTTCTTCGGTGGTAGGTCTGACTACAACTGGGAAAATTACGAGAACGAAATGAGCGGAGCCCAATCAAACGCTATAAGAGCTATGGAAGGGCCTGATGGTATTTTTGATGATTTTTTCAATTAAAAAGGAGAAGTAAAATGGCCTCTGTAGATGGAAAAAAAGTAAAAGTTGGGGATTGGGTCAGCTTTAAAGCTGACATATAACAATCCGGTAAGATTGTAAAAATTAAAGATAACATGTTAATTTTACAAGCCGGGGATAGCGATGATGATGGAGATACCTTCGATGGTGACTACATCGGGGGAGATTCTATAACAGAAGTACGAGCAAGCGATTGCTGGCTTTAAAACTAAGGAGAGAAAGAGTGAGTAACCTTTCAAAGCATATAACGGCGCTACTACTTAGGCAGAGGGGGCAGAACGGCCCCCTCTGCTCTGAGTTAGAAGAGAAGCTTTCCCCTGAGGGAACTGAGAGACTGTTTAGAATACTGCAAGATATGGAACTAGAGGTAGGAAGAGCTAAAAGAAGACACCCCTGGCTTCCTGGCCAGGTGTAGTCTTCGAGGCCCTAATAAGGAATAACTTATGATCGCTTTCTGCGGACACGGCAGATCAGGCAAAGATGAATCTGCCTTTATATTTTCTAAACTAACAGGACTGCCTTATCTTGGAAGCATGTCTTGGATGGGTAAAGGCATAGTGGCCTATGCTCTAGACCTGCCAGAGCAGACAGCCTGGGATACCCGTCATGATAGAAGAATGGAGTGGTTTAATATACTAAACCGCTTGGATGACCCAACTTGGTTGGTAAGGCGATGCCTAGAGCACGCCAAGGTTTTATCAGGCATAAGAGATTTTAAAGAATTAAAGTCTAGCCTAGAAAGGGGTTACATTAAATATGCAGTGTGGGTGGATAGGCCGGGTATTGACCCGGATCCAACCATCACTTATAATTCCTCTGATTGCACTCACGTGTTGGATAATTCTGGTGATTTAAATTTTTTAAATAAACAGATTTACCAGTTGTCAGAGCAGCTCGATTTAATAAAAAGAGCATAGTGTTAATTTTTTACTTTTGGCCAGGGTGATCTTTTCACCCGAAATTTTAATGGAGAATCTGTATGGATCCTGCTCAAGGATTTAGAATGCCTAGCGAAAACGCAGCCCGGGAATCAAATCGAGGAGATCATATCCTCAAGCCCGGCGTAGGAATGATTAAGAGGCCGTCATGGGCCAAGTCTGACCCGACTGTATTAAGGGTGCTCCCCTGTATACAAGACGGAAACTTCCAGCCAACTCGGTATAACAATACCGACTTCAGTGGTTGGTTCTACGCCGCCTCTATGGTACTAGGGTTTGGCAACCCTCAAAAGTCCTGGATTGCATATGATCCAGAAGACACTCACTATGACACTAGGAATAATCCTGCTGTTATCTTGTACGACTTGGCTAGCCAAGTAAGTGTCGGCAAGATTAAGGGACCACAAGAGTGGGCCCTAATGATTAAGGGAGGCCAGGGCAGGTCTGCCCTTATCTCTAGGCCAGATATGGCACTTATGGTTCGGTGCGCTATTTATGAAAATAAAGGCGCTTCTAATAACCCTCCAGACGGGTTAGCTCCTAATCACCAGACTGTCTTTATGCTATTAAAGAAGTCTGCTTGGTCCTCCATGAATAAGGAGATCAATACGCCTAGCGGAGTAACCTCTGAGGATCCTAATCTTAGATTTCAGCATGGTGACATAGTAAGCCTGACCGATGGGGCTTACATGCTGTTCTATGAAATGGGCTTTACCCCTAGAGGGTACGAGCACCTCAAGGCTGTCAGCCCTATGGCTTATACTGGAAAGTCTAAGCCTATCGGGTATGATTGTCTTCTATCTAAGTCCTACCGTGGCCAGCCAGCCACCTTCAGTAATGAAGAGATTGCTATGATAGCTAAGCGGGTAGAAACACCCATCAAGGAGTGTGTCAATATTCCATCTGATGAGGAGCAAGTAAGATTCATCGTAGATAGTATGAGGGACAACGCAGCTTCGGCTGGGTTGGTCGTTCACGCTCTGCGAGACAGATACGAACGCATCATGCCAGCTGACTTTGTCGGCTTCGGTAATGAGTTCTTACGTCAGGTCGGGTTGATGGCTACATTAGTCTCTAACCCCGGGTTTAATCAGCCCGCAGTCCAGGCTCAGGCTCAATGGGCACCAAACCAGACCCCTCTGGCTTACCAGCAGGCTACCTCTAACTTGGCGCCTGTAGGTGTTCCTGTACCGCAGCCTGTTTACGACTACTATCCTAAGGTCTCAGCACCTGCTATTCCCCATCCGGTTTCTGTGCCTAACACAGTCCCCATGGTTAATAACATGGCTGACATTCAACGGATGGTAAGCAGTAACATCTCTGAGTCATCTGAAAACTCAGAGAAAATTCAGGATATCCTAAAAGCCAAGCTTTCTAAGGCTCGGTCTACTAACGGAGCCGCTGAATAGTAAGTGTAAACCTTGAGTACCCCTTGCTACGGCAAGGGGTACATTTATAACTACGCAGATAACAACATATTACTACATATATAAGAGGGCATCATGGCCAAGAAGAAGTCGGATCTAGCACCAGACGCACTAACAAGCTTTTTTTCTACTCAGATGGCAGCATCTCAGAACAAGCTTGGAAGAAGTGACATGTATTTAGGAAACGAATCTGAATCGGTTGTAATAGGAATACCTCTAAGGGCTTTCAGCCTCAGGTACTTCTTTGCAAACGATTGTTTCCCTCTGTCAAGAATGACTGAGATATATGGTCCTAGTGGTTCGTGTAAGACGGCTTTTTTGTTTGAAATATTCAAGTGGCACGTAGATGGCTCAGGCGGGTATGTGTATAACCTAACAGAGGCTAGAGATACGCCAGACTTAAGATCCAGTATTATAGGATTCGATAAAGATAAAGGGTTTCCTACTAACATATGCACCTCGGTAGAAGGTTGGCAGAACAATATAACTGCATGGTTAAAGAACAGTAGAAAAGCTTATCCTGATATAGGCGGGTGCCCTTTTCCAGTTGCTATAGGAGTAGACTCTCTTACTGGTGTTGCCACTGATTCGGATATCACTGATATATGGGAAGAAGGTCACGCAAAGGTAGGGTTCGCTAAAGGAGCTAACCTAATCAACACCTATTGCAAGTTCCTGTTCAATGAGCTCAGAGTTTGGCCTTTCAGCTTCATCGGCGTAAACCATGTAAAGATCTCAAAGGATAGTAGGGGATTCAATCTAAAGAGAATACCCGGAGGTGATGCTCTAACCTACCACTCCACCATGAAGATATACACTACCCTCAAGGATAAGATACAGAAGTTAAATGAGTCCGTAAGAATAGTTAAGATGGAAATGGAGAAGAACTCTTTAAGTAACGCAGGAGAAAACAGGGATATTACAGTGTCCATGAGGTGGTCTCCTGATGAAGAAGGTAGACAGAACACTGTATGGGATTGGCATGAAGCTACCATAACTACCATCGTAGATATGGATGCTACCATCAAAGGTAGAACATGCGCCTTCTTACAGTTGGAGAACATAGACAAGTCAAGGAAGACCGCTGACTGCGGACTACTAGGACTCGTCAAGGCTAAGTGGACAGACATAGGCAAAGCCATAGAAGACAATGACGAGGCTAGGACAGAGCTAGATAGAATGCACGGAATAGTAAAGCGCAATCCGTTTAAGCCTGGAGTACCTTACTGTGACCAGATGTCCGTAACCGAATAGAAGGGTAATAACATGTTTGACGAAAAAGCTGACTTCTTTAAAGACAGGCCATTTGGCATAGACTCAGAGGAAGCATCCTCTGAGTCGGCCTTTAAGATTCTACTAAAGAGATTCCCAACTGCTGGGCATATAAAGGAGCTGAAGGAGCTGTGTAAGGTCCAGACATCACAGTCTAGGATTACCTTATCGTGGTTTTCCGAAGAGTTTCCTAGCTTTCCAGTTAAGGTGTTCTATAAGAATGTTCCCTGGGTTAGGGACATGTGGGACGGCTTATACAGCAAGTTTAAAAAGACAGACCTTTATTCCTCGTGGAAGGAGGAAGAGGATAAGTTTAAGGGAGTACATAGCGATGGAAGGCCGTCTGTTTTGGTGTTTAACTGGCCTAAGTGGAAGACCTGCTGTATGCATAACTGTGAATCAGAAAGATTCGGTGGTTCATGGTATAGTGTGGCTTCTAATGATAAGTCCAGGGAAAGCTTAAAGATAGTAAGATCGTTAGCAACTGGAGAGACCTTTGTGATCGAACCTTTCGATCAGTTTCTCGAGAGTATATCTTGGTCTAAGTGACCAGAAAGAGACGTAATGAATACTAATACAAACTTATCCGTTCAACTCTATAAGTCTATGCACCTTCCGTGCACAGCTAAAGATACGGAGGACACTACTATCGCGAACTCGGACCGGTATCTTGAAGTACAAGTGTCATACCTTCCTGACTGTGCGTCTGCCGTATCTATGGAGGACAGAGCCATTAGAGAGAGCGCAGACAGGGATTGGTTTAAAGTCCTTGTAGATCTTAACCCTAACATAGACAACTTAGCCGCGGCGGTGGACCATGCTTCTAAGGTCTTCATTGACTCCGTAATGCCACGTACCATGCAAATAAACGTAACGCTGAGCGGAACAGCGGATCGTAATGAGTTCTGTACCAAGTCTGTCTCCCTCGACTACTCCAGGGATGTAGAGGTCGTATAGTATGCCCGTCCCTAACTACAACCAGGAGTCTTTAGCCGTTGAGGTGCAAGGACTTACGTTCAACAGCACTCAATATGGTAAGCTAGTTGACTTCCTATCTGATCAAGAAAGGATTACTGAGTCTTGGCTAATAGACGACGAGTCTCAGTTGTCCCTAACCAGAAAAGGAAAGACTGTTGGAGGCGATAGAATATCCTGGTTGGCTTTACGCCAGATCTGCAAGAACCTATCTTCAGGTCTGGCTTCTTCTTTATCTGATCTTATAGGCCTACGAAGAGCAGCAGAGTCAATGGACGGGCCGGCTAGAATGAAGGCTGATCCTGATGATGACTTCACAGTAGGAGAAGCTGCTGCTCTTTATAACTTGGCCCTTAAGAAAAGGTTTGGAAGACTCTTCGGGTTTCAGGCAGTGAGAAATACGGAGACAAAGATAATAGAAGCGGTTGTTGGGTCTAGGTATAGGCGAATATCTAATAGCGAATTTCTATCGGCTGTTTCAAACATTATAGAGTCACTGGATCTGGAATTACAGTTTAGGTCTGCTGTACTCTACGATAGAAAAATATCTATTACGTATACTTTGAAGGGCTACGATGACTGCAGCCTAACTCCTGGACTACTAGTGAGTAACAGCGAAATAGGTGATGCAGCTATACGGGCCACTACTATACTTACCAACAGTGAAGACTGCGTTATGTCTGCTCCTTTTGGAAAGCTAGGACGAGTAGCCCACTCAGGAAAAGATCTATTGGGTAAGCTTTCACAGCTTATTACAGGAGTATCTTCTAGACTTAAAAATAACTTATTCTCTAAAGATAGCCTAAACGACAGGGTAGAAAGTAATAAGGCTAAGTCTTTAGGGTTTAAGGGAGAAGGGGAGGATGAAGAAAGGTTTAAACAGCTAATAGAGTTCCTCACTGATAGGTGCGGTATGCCATACATTACTGCAAAGAAATGTATATCAAAAACGTTAGCTGGATCTGACTTGGAAAGAGGCACATTTTCCATGCTGGAAAGGTCTACTACCTGGCCTAAGAAGTCCGTTATGTGTTTGGTTGAGGTAATTACCAAGGAGTGCAGAGATCAGGTCCTATTGAGTTTTTTTTCAAAAGACAAACTCGAAAGGGTAGCCTGGCCTTTGTTCTTTAATAAATTATCCGTTCCGGGAACAGCCGGAGAGTAAATTTTTTTCTATTCACATTGAGGTGTAACATGACCGATAAATTTGAGGCCCTTCATAACACTACAAAAGCCGCAGGCAATACTCATGAGGTAGAAGCTGCAGACAAGGTTAGTGGGGACGTGATGGAGCTAACGAAAGCTGAGCTAGAGCTCAGAAAGAAAGCTATAGACGGTATGGACGAGCAACTTCTAGCCATTTATCAGCAGGAGGTTGCCGCCTATAAAGACCATAGAGGAGACATCGTAAGTTTTAATTATGATAGAGGCACCGTAGCAGCAGAGGTAAATAGAAATCCTAATTACGGTACTGCGGCAATTGACCTACTAAGTGTCGCTCTAGGACTTGATAGGTCTACGATGTATAAAACAATGCGATTCAGTAACATGTATACTACAAAGGCGGATCTTGAAGACACACTTCAAGACGCAGACAAAAGAGGAGTAACTCTTACTTGGTCTCACTTTGTAGCCGTCCTTTCCATTCCAGAAACAGAAGGCTCGTCTGACCCACATGAAGACAGGCGTAGAATGCTGGATACTGCAGTAGAAAATAAGATGTCCGTTAGAGCATTGTCTGCTGAAGTTAAGCTGGTCTATGGCAATAGCACAGCTACTAAGGTCAACACAGCTAGAGCTAATGTGAAGTCCTTATTCAAGCAGCTGGATGGAGGCAATACCAGGTTCGCGGTTAAGCTGAAGAGTAAGGCCGACGATTTGATTAGTGACTTTGACGAAGCTGTAGAGACAGGGTCGTCTGAAGACATTAAGCACTACCTAGAAAAAGCCTTAGCTCTAAAGTTAAGCCTCGATGCAGTTATTGACCTCGTAGGAAGGGTAAAAAGCTTCATAGATAAGTTCCCAGGTAAGATCAGTAGTGCAGTAGCCGAGAGAAAGAAGGTAGCTGACATGCGAGATGACTCTGACACTAAAAAGTCAAAGGTAGCTAAGTAATGTCTACAACCATCTGTTGTTTACTGTATGGTAACTACACAAAGCTCGCTGATAGGTGCCTTAGGCCTATCAGCGAGCTTTATAACAATGGGGTAGAGGTGAGGCTTGGGTGCAACGAGACATCTCAAGATACAGAGGACTTAATAAACAAGCTACTACCTCCGTCAGAAAGACTAACGGTGATAAGGCACAACCCTCAGATATACAAGTACCCTATTATGAGGGAGCTATTTAACGTTAAGCCTATAACTACTGACAAGGTTATGTGGTTCGACGATGACAGCTTTATAAAAGATACAAACCCTATCGGCTGGCTGAACTCTACTCAAGAGTTCATGGATAATACCAAAGCCAACATGATAGGGTCCCTGTACTACATGCCGGTGTCGCATAAACAACAACAGTGGAGACGTCTCCACTGTTCTTGGTTTAAGCCTGAGCTCCACAAAAGTAAGGCCTGCTTTGCTACTGGAGGCTGGTGGACTATTAAGTCAGAGGTAATAACTAAATACGATTGGCCTCATCCTATGCTAAAGCACAGAGGAGGCGATGTACTATTAGGAGAGCTTATGAGCCACGCCGGGTTAAAGCTGGTAAGGTATAACACTGGTATAGGCATAAATTCTGACAGTGAGGGCAAAGAGTCACAATCAAAACGTAGAGGTTATGATGAGCCCCCAATTTAGCTGGAGTAAAAATGCGTAAAAAGGATATAGAGCATGAAAAGATTAAAGTGTCTGTCAGTAAAATACAAGACGTGCGTAAAAGAGTACATGATTGTCTTCGCCCTTTTATTGGTAGTACTCTTTGTGGCGTCGTGTTTGATAGGGCTACATCTGCTCTTTCATTTTGTGTTCCCAAGTCCTGCATAAACATAACTTGTAGTCAGGACATGCTGTTAAAGTTTACTAGACAACCTGTAACAGCTAAGGATGTAAGGATTATAGGTGCAAGGGTTGCAGGTAACCTTGAGCACATAATGTCCGGTAACCCTATGTATGACAATGACTGGAGGTCAAGGTCTGGATGGGGCTTAGTCCAGGTGTTTGGAATAGAGAAGGCTACAAGGACGTTCAAGGATGGAGTAACTCAGTCAGGAGCGTGGCTTGACCTGGATATACATTCAGGACCTGCTAGTGGGTATAAGCTAAAGAAGTTTTGGTCTTTGGATATGTTTAACTTTGCTAAATATAGAATGGGGTTTAGTTACCCTACATCTAACCCTACCTCTAAAGCAGTATGCGGCTATCCATTTTTAGATGAGTCATATGTATTTGGCTTATACTTTTTAGGGTACTTTGATCACATGGCCCTTAGAGGAGATAAGCCGGAATACACTAAGTTCTTGTGTACTGACTACCTGGTAGACATAAACAGAAAGCTTTTAAGGAAGAGACTTAGGTCTATACACACTAAGGAGGACTTTAAATGCCCGACTTCTGTACCTGTTTCAACCCCTTGCCACAAATGCCCTTCTGGCGTAGACGCGTGCGAAGCAGCAGTAAGAAGAAAGTCATACATATCGGGTGACTGTAAGTCGTGCGGGCAGTTATCTTGGATAGATCCCTATAAGTCTGACTCTTGCATTAATTGTAGTTCCTCGGTAAGCTTACACGTAATTACGGTACCTAAAGAATAGAAGAAAGGCAGAAGATAGTCATGGCAGTAAATATGATAGGACACCCAGACAAGAGAAGATACAACCCAGGCAGGGATATAGCCTATTGCTGGCCGTGGATTATGCGCTCAGCCATAGATCGCATTACATCTGGGTCTGGTGAACCGTGGGCGTTAAAGGTTATAGATAAGTACAACATAAGTAATGAAGACCTAGTAAAAGTGGCCAAGGGTTTGGCCACTTTTATGGCTTTATGCAATGACCCAGAGAAGTGCCCAGACAATCCAAAGGACACAGTAGAAGCAAGTGGTCTATTTGGGTGTAGCGAAGAGGCTAGATTACTAGTATACTCTGCGGTCGGAGAGACCATGTTGGCTGCTTTCTTTTTAGCTATCAGGGATGTTTTGTTAGAAGACGAACCATCTCCTCTTAATGATAAAAGGTTTGCAGAACTTATTCAGGCCTCCATGGATAAACTTTGTCTACGGAACGAGTCATTCTTCAGACGTTTTCTGAGGAAGATTAAGTCCTGGTTCTAACTAGATTGGATAGTCATGGATGATGGCAGTATCTGGCTACTACAAGCTGTGTCTAAGCTTGGGCCCCTTCCAGTTAATTACCTAGTATTCGATGTTGAATCGACGGGACTAGATCTTAAGAACGATCTAGTGGTTCAGCTTGGATACGCTGTAGTAATAAATAAGAAGCTAGTAGACTGCTCTCATTACATACCAGATTGGACATCTGGAAAGGACAAGCACTTCTGTAACTGGCTGGAGAACAGAATGCTGATGACTAAAAATAGTATGGAGTCCCGCAACCAAGGACAGGGGCCTATGTATAAGCACAGCACTCATAGAATGAAGGCAGAGGGAGTACCAGTTGCCGAAGCATTTACAAACTTTATGGACATCATAAAGATATGTAAGGCTAATAAGTTAAGCCTTATAGCCCACAACGGGCTTAAGTTTGACCAGCCCATTCTTAATAACAATATAAAGCAGGTTCTTGGTGAGCATGAATCCTTTGAGTTTGAAAAGATTGGAGTTGGCTATTTTGACACTATGGCAATGGAGCGAGGATTGTACAGCAGGATAGTGCCATATCCTGAGGATGATTGGATGAGCTTTACCGGCAGACTTGTAAAGGAGGGAGGAAGAATATATTCTTCTTTAGATAGGCACTGTTCAAATAAATATAATTTAGTAAACAAACATAGTATGAGTGGTAGTGCTCATGAGGCGGATTTTGACTGTAGATTAACCCACCATCTTTTTGAAGAGTACAGAGAGATGTGCGAGAGAGTCCAGCAAACCATAATCAAAGAGATTAAATGAAATTCAACGTAGAAAAATATCCTGAAGACCTAGGAGAAAAGGTATCTGCCCTCAGGGTAGATAACACCAAGACAGTACTAGGATTAGACCTAGGTACTAACTGCGGGTACTCTTACTGCTTCATAAATACCAAAATTGAAAGCAAGACTAGAATACACGCCGGACAGCTGGATCTATCAGCCGGCCCTTACGATTCCGGAGCTATAAGGTTTATACGACTTAGGCAGTTCTTGTCTGCTATAAAGCCTGACCTTATATGCTACGAAGACGTAAAGTATACTCCATCAGGACAGGGCTTTATGAGTGTAGGAGCTATTATAGCTAGAGCTGCCCCTGCTTGCGAATGGTTCGGAGCCCTTAAGGCTACAGTAAGTACTTGGGCTGAAGAGAATAATGTTCCTTGCTCTGGAATACCTATCGGTACTATAAAGAAGAGGGCAACTGGAAAAGGTAACGCAAATAAGGTAGATATCATAAAGGCTTGTAACAGCGAGTTTGGATTCGACTTTGACCATGAGGGTTATGAGAGCTCCGGAGTGGACAACATAGCAGACTCCGTGTACGTATGTGCTTTGGCAGTAGAAACTTATGGATTAGGATTTAAAGAACAGAAAGAGGTTTTAGATGCACGCTAATCACGTTAACAACAGTAAGGTAGCTCACGCTACAAAAGACCCTTTAAAGTCAGCCCTGCTATATGAGGCAGAGGGCCCCGGAAGTCTATACTTTATGGACGCCCTAAAGCTGTCTAGGATGCTAGAGACAGCAGCCTTGGCAGACGTACAGGCTAAAGCATCAGCAATGGGTGCTAGTAGTGAGGCAGTGGATAAGCTTAAGCGCGACGTGGTCTATATGGCCAGGTCAAACCCCATAGAGAGCTTTAGAATATCCAAGGCCTGTAGTAAGGCTTCAAAGTACCTATCAGACTCCTCTGAAAAGCACTCTAAAGGCTCTGGCTCAATACCTTCAAAAAAATGCAAGCCCCTTTATAACAGGGAGAAGTATATGCAGAGGTTTGATGCTGGCTTAAATAACGATGAGCTTATAACTTCAAGTATACCAAACCTATTTACGGGTAAGAGAGAAGACCTAGACTTAGTTATCTCTTACATACTAGATAGGTGTGAGATAAACGAGAACTGTTGCTTGCACTTAAGCTCAAAGAGCTTTAACAAGAAGCTTAATAAGAACTACAAAAGGCTTAAACCAGAAGACTGGGAAGGAAAGTTAAAGGCTAGGAATAACTCAGGCATGAAAGGCTTGATAGCTATAGGAAGCATGCTTAAGCCGCTTGAAGTGTTAATAGTAGATGACCTAAGCCTTGGTTATGGCTATTCTGATAAGGCTTACTCTAATCTTAGAAAGGCTCATATGTGCTACAATAGCTGCAGCCTTAGCACATGCGCTAGGGGCGTAGTATTGTTAGCGTTTCAGGAAGCTGTATCTGACGATAAGATAAAAGACTCTTTCGCTATGACATCTATGATTGAAAAGTCAAACTATTACGAATGTCTGTCTGACGGTAAGAGTGTGTTCTTAAGGGATAAGTCTTTCAACCTAGTCCTAACTATACCTAAGGAGTAGCATGTCAGATAAAAGACTATCACATGAGGAAGTTGAAATCCTAGTAAGCGGAACTCCAGACACTGAATTTGTGGGGCGGGCTCCTGTAGACGAAGGCATAGTTGATGGCAAAATAGACTCACCCTCTATGAGTGAGCTTAAAAAGCTGCCAGCCTTGAAAAGAGTAGAGCTATCTGACTCTCTGTCAAGCCTTACCAATGACTTTGTGTTCTTTAACCATACTATGCTGTTTTCAAAGGGAGGGTTAGACTTTGACCCCCTTATGGAGTATCAGGCGTGGTGCGGTAAAGATAGCGCTGTAAACTACATGGTATTCAATAGGAAGATATTCAATAACTTCGACTTTCCAGATAAGAGCGGGGGTCATGACAGCCTTCTAGCCTTCACTACTGTAGAGCACTGGCCCGTAATAGAGAAAGCCATAGGATCACTTACTATTCTTAATCGAAGTAAGGATTACATGTTTCTTTGTGAGCTAGCTAAGGTTAAGATACCTGACCCCAAGAACCCTAAAATGTTCATAGAGCCTTATATATGGAACCTGAGAGGATCGATCTGTAGCTGGGAGTGTTCAGGATACCCAGTACCCCAGCTTATAAAGAAACCAGCTAACTACGAAGCAAAACGACTTATGAGGGCCATTAAAAATGAGCGACTTGATCCCTGATAGAAGATTCTTAAAGACTAAGACCTTTGTTGAAGAGAGAGTCTACGAGAGACCCGTAGGAGCAGCTCCAGATGACTGGCGCTTAGTTAAAGTAACAGAGCCCCTAGACGATACAGTTAATAACTGGGTCGTTAAAGAAAGGGTTACTATTGTAAGCACATCTCCTCCTGGAATTAACAGCAGGTGGCTAGACAAGGACATGACCAGTAGGGCAGTACTGATTGCTTTGACGATCATATATGAAGGCGGCATAAATGAACAATGGCCAGAACGAGTCTGATTCAGGCCATGAAGGCGGGAATGACAATAAGTTCTACCTTATGATCATACCCGCTCATGGTAAGCCGGAATGCAAGGAGTTTATATCGAAAGACGACCTTGTTTCCGAATTAAGATCCCTGTCTAAGAAAAGGGTATCTTGTCATGTATTTGAAGGGCAGCGCTGGCACATATCTTTACCTCCTCGCAAGCTTATTTCTCCAGACGGATCTATAGAGGCTGACCTATCTCACAACCCAGACTCAATAGACATAGACTTAGAAGGGTACCTTTTTGAAGACCCAGCTGTAGTCGACGACGAGGATGAATTCGAAGTTTAGCGACATATCTACCTCCTAAATTCAGCTAAAAAACGCGTCATAATCATATGTTACGGCTACCCGCCGTCAACTGAAAGGGAGGGTGCAGATATGGAGATCATTGTTCTCCTATCCCTTGTCATATTTCTTGTCTGGGCGTGCTCGTCACGCAAAGGCAAGAAGCAGCCAGAAGGCGTAGTGCCCATGAGGCCTTACGTACTTCTGGATGGCCAACTCAGGGAAGTTGTCCATCGGAAAAGAATGGGTGGATCCGTAGTGTGTACGGTGAAGCCATTGGAGAAGGGCTGCCCTCGGGCCCGAGTAATCGTTCCTGCGGAAGGGAATGATATAACCTGGTTACCTAAAAGGTAACCTCTTTATGAAGGATATAACACGATGTTATCAGCTAATGGAGTGGTAGGTGGTGGTGTTTCTGGTTTAACCAAAGCGGCCTTAGAGGCCTTATTTGGTGGCGCTTACGATAGTAACGCCTGGGTCCTATGGCTGCCTGATGACGGGCAGTCGACCACCTTTAAAGGTGGGGACTTATTCACGGAGGAGAGGGTGATAGCCCTCGTGCGGTACGGAAACAAAAATGTTTCCGTCTGGAAGAGCATTGAAGGTCAAATGACGCCTATGTGCGTCTTTGTCCCCGCTAAGTGGGGATTTGGCAAGAATAAGAATATCCCAATAGCTTCGGCTTATGCTGAAGGCTTGTTGGGAGTGACGCCCGCCGACGGGTTCCTTGATCACCTAACCCTCCCAAAGAGGGTGGTAGGGTTTAGGGATGCAGACCTAGAGACGTTTGACGTCTCGGAATGCAATCAGAAGTACCTCTCGTCTCTGGCTAGGTCTAACGACCCTGCCAAAATGGAGGCGTCATTTGAGGCCCTCAAGGCGAAGAAAATAGGGGGTATGAGCTTTATCCCCGAGGCGGTCTTACCGGACAGTTATGTTCGAGGTATAGATCAGCCATCTTTACTAGACTTATCAGGTTTGATCGATCATTTCAGGGAGCCGATTCCCCAAATGGTCTACCAGACTGCCTTAACCAAGCACGGGCTCGGTTATGGCGCCGCCCTCGGAGGAATCCGTAGGCGGGAGAAGAATACCCGAGGAAGGGCGTAAGCCTTTCCTCGGATAGGGCTATGGCGTTCTCTCCATAGCTTTGCAGGACCTGCGGTAGCGCTTATAATTCCTGATGCCGCTTAGACGGCTAGGGTGTAGTATGCGCTGCAGTAAGAGCTGCCCTTCAATGGGTAGAGAAGCTTAGGGGCACAAATGGTAACTCCTAAGTAGTATTCCAGGCCCCTGTTCGGCTAACCCTTCAATAAGGTGAACGACAGTCCAATACCGGTGCTCCCGGTTCTGAAGACTGGTTTGAGCGGGGGGCAGTTTAACTTCGACAGCCTCAGCAATGGGGCTGTCATTTAACATTAGCCAGGAGGGTAGTTATGTTATATGAAGCAGAAGTTATTGGGGAGTGGCGGGTTGATGCCGCTGTCGAAAGACAGTGCGTCCTCGCCGCGTTAAAGAGTGCCGAAAGGCACGGACCCGGAGACTTCCGGGTTTTAACAGCTACCTCTGGAGGTAGCGTAGACGTGGTATACGTAAAAGTATACCTAATTAACTAGACCTAAACCACAGGAGCCTTAAACGGCTTCTGTGATTTTTTTTTAGCTATTAGATATCGTTACCTAGGATTACTTCTAGTACTAGAGGGATACCGTATCCCACCAGATATATGGAGGACATAATTAAAATCACATGATAGTAGGGATTGCCAGTTATGAAGTATCCTATATTATCTGCAATCCATACTATCCGATCTTCTAATCTCATGTTGCTTATTGCTCCAATAAACAGTAGAAAGTTATAGTATAAGTTATTGCTTCAATATACTCGAAAGGATAATCATGAACGGATATAACGGTCTAAGGTCTGTAACGGATGGATCAAACATAGATCCAAATAGGAAGACAACCAAAATAATCGTAGATCCTCATGAGCTGGACTCATTCACTATAGACATAAGTGCTATGAAGTCGGCAGCTAATCCTCATGCAGTAAAGTGGCCCGATAAGCAGGCTGATCTTAGGTCCCTCAACGGTGTGGATAGGTCAAAGTTAATATCCGACAATCTTAGAAAGATGTCTAGGGACGTAACTCAGGAGTCTCCCCCCAACCTAGGTACAGTGTCCGCTACTATTGATGGGGGTAATCACGCTAACCCGTCTGCAATGTTACCCGGTTCAGCCGTAACTCCACCGTCTGTAAGGGTTTATTTCGATATGCCAGGGCTGGCTACTCTTAACTCTAAGTATCATGGAGCAGCCTTAGTACCTGGGTACCTTGTCCTCACGACGGATATGCGGTATGCAGGCCCAGGCGAGTTTTACCCATTTACTAGTAAGCTAGCTAACGAGTCTTCGGCATACATTGGAGTTATGGTAGAGGGCATAGATAGCCTATTTCTCATCAGACCTCCAGCTATTACTCATAAGTTCGGACCTTACGAGCACTGCCTTGTACCTATCAGCCAAGAAAAAGAGCTTCCAGAAGAGATTAAGAAGAACGTTGATAAGGATAAAGAAGTGGAGGCGTCTCCACAAACAGAGTATGATGATAAAGTTGGTTATGAGGAATATGATAAAAAATCTAGCGACGATATCGGTGTACTTTAATATAAAGACATAAGATCGGTATCACATAAGCCTTAGGAGACTGGTTTCATGCCCGACTATTCAGAAGGAGCCCTAGGACGCGGATGGGCACTAAACGGCCGAGGGGATGAACCGTTTCCAGATCCATTTATGGATTATGCCTCTACAGTTATGCCTGAGAATATCAGGGATGGCCTAAGGTACTGCGAGTTTATCTTTCATTCAAACTCAATGATAAGAGAAGCGGCTAGAAGGGTCTTAAGCTATTTTATCACTGACGTAGAGATAAGAGGCTTAAACGGTAAAGACTTAGGCGATGACGAGCGCCAGAAGTATGTATCATTCCTGGCTGAGACTCTAGACATAAAGACCATCCTGCACTCAGTAGGCCTAGACTTTCTCTGCTACGGCAATAGCTTTACCACTCTAGTAGTTCCCTTTAGAAGGTATCTCTACTGCCCTAAGTGCGGCCTTGATGTTCCACTAAAGAACATGATTAATAATCCTAGCTTTGCATTCAAGTGGTCCATGCCTGAGTTTCAGGCTGTTTGCCCTAAATGTAAGTTCACTGGTAACTGGAAGCGAGTAGATAGGCGCACTAACGAACCAGAAGAGGTGCGTATTAGGCGCTGGCCAGCCGTAGAAATGGAAATAAGACATGACCCAGTAAGGGATAACCGAGATTACCTGTGGCGTATACCAGAAGACTATAGGCTTCAAGTACGCAGAGGTGACCCCCAAATCCTAGAGACTGTACCATGGGAGATAGTCGAGGCTGTGGCCGCTAATGGGTTTCTTCTATTCGACAAGAAGGCTGTACATCATATGTATGAGCCTACTCTATCTGGAGTAAGGTCTAGAGGTTGGGGCATCTCTAGAACCCTAGTTAACTTTAGGCACGCTTGGTATGTGCAGGTGCTTCATCGATACAACGAGGCTATCGCGCTAGACTACGTTATTCCGTTCAGGGTACTAACTCCAGAGCCACAGTCTAGCTCAATGCCAGAAGCCGGTGATCCACTTATGAACATGGATCTAGGCGGCCTCAGAGGCCAAGTCCAAGCCATGCTCAGAAAGCGAAGAAGAGATCCGGCATCATGGAACTTCCTTAGCACTCCTATTAAGTACCAGATGCTTGGCGGAGAGGCTAGAAACTTAGCGCCTACAGATCTGCTAGAGGCAGGTATAACTAACTTACTTAACGGCTTTGGTATGCCAGCTGAACTATACAGAGGCACCCTTAGTCTTCAGGCTGCTCTTCCAGCTATTAGACTCTTTGAGTCCAGCTGGCAGTACCTTGTTCACTGCCTTAATAGCTTCCTAGCTGAGACCATAAAGTCAGTAGGGGACGCATTTGGCTGGGAGCCAGCTACTTGCAGACTTATCAAGCCCTCTATGCTTGACGATGTTCAGCTTATCATGTCCAAGATGCAGCTTATGCAGGCCCAGCAGGTCAGCCAGACTGGCGTGCTTAGAAGTATGGGTATGGACTTCAAAGAAGAGCAAAGGCAGATTCTCGACGAGCAAAGATTTGTTCAAGAGGAGCAAGCCAAGCTTCAGAAGAGTATGGAAGACTCTTCTATTATGGAGCAAATGGCTCCATCTGTAACTGGGCAGTTCATGCAGTCTATGCAGCAGGGAGGACAGCCTCCTCAACCAGGCGGAGCCCCTGCACCGCAAGGAGCTCAGCCACCTCCGGGACCTGCTCAGAGCGCACCTCAAGGCCAAGGAGCCCCTCCCCCTCAGGGAGCTGCAGGTATGGCCGCCCAAGGTCTGTCGCTATCTACTCCTACTGGGCCTAACCAGAAGGTAACTCCTCAGGACATGCAGGCAAAGGCACAGGCATTAGCGGATCAACTGCTAGCTATGCCTGAGTCTCAAAGACAGTCTGAGATGACTAAGCTTAAATCCCAAGATCCGATTATTCATAGCTTGGTTAAACAGACCATAGGTAACATTAGACAGCAGGCCCAGACACAGGGAGCTAGAATGATGCTACAACAACAATACGGCGTACAGTAGAAGGCTATGGAACTTATTATGAGCACTATAAGCAATTTCTTTAAAATGATTATGGACAGCGGTCCGGCCACGGATCACCCCGAGGACGCAGCCATGCTTACTAGCGATGAAGTTACAGAACTTCTTACCTTGAATAACAAGACAAGAAACGTATATAACCTTCCACCTTTAGCGGTAGATGATGACTGCTCCTTGGTTGCTAGGTCTCATGCTATATGGATGTCAAACTCTCAAAATGTATCCCACATGGGATTCAGCTTCTTTGGCCCTGTTCAGCGTATGGCTATAGTAGGTAAGGAGCCGGAGAGCATAGGCGAGTGCATCTCTTACTCTATAGGGTCTGATGTAAAGGACTTGATGAAGGCCTGGTTCCTGTCTGAAAGTCATAGAGTTATTATACTAGGTAAGTACGATAGATTCGGCGTGGGCAGAGTACTAGGCCCTCATGATGGTAATTACTATTGGTGCGCCATATACAGCACCTGTAAGGGTGCTCGCAATGCCCCTATTGTAAAGATGTCAGACAGCATAGTGGATCTTTAGAAAGACACATCATGTCTAAAGCAAATATGACCCCATTCTTCGAGTGGTTCAAGACCTTATCATCTACAAAGCCCTGGTTGGTCGTAGGTAAAGGCCCAAGCTTTAGTAAGGTAAGCAGTATAAATCTTGAAGACTACTTAGTAGTAGGTCTAAACCATGTTATGTTTAAAATACCGTGCCTTTTAGGGCATGCTATAGATTATGAGGTTTACAATAAGTCGGATAATAAGTTTCTTTGCCAACATTTAGTAACTCCATGGGAGCCGCACATAGGCTTTAAGCCAGGAAACAAGAGCTTAGTAGATTTGGATGCCGCTAACAGAATAGGGCACAAAGATGTACTATACTACAACAGCAGCAGGACAAGAAAAGTAAGCATGAGGCGCGGAGGCCCAGAGGTAAGGGTTAGACTATTCGGGGCGGTGGCTGTAATGAACTTACTAGCCATGGCTGGTGTCAGACTAGTTAATACCCTAGGCATTGACGGCGGTACCAGTTATCATGATGAGTTTAACAAGAGGGATCTTCTCTGTAATGGAAGGTCATCATTTAATGACCAATTTTCAGAGTTTAATTTCACGAAGAAGAAGTATGGATTAGTTATAAGACCTATGTAATTAAAATAAACATCGCTATTTGTTTATAAATCAGTTACTATGCCTCGTTAATATTGGAGAATACTATGCCGAAGGGACCTATAAAGATTTTTGTTGGTACTGAACTTAAAACCAAGATAGCCTTGGACGTGCTTTCCCATTCCATTAAAAGAAATACTAGCAGCAATGTTGTTATAATTCCTATGATGGGTCCAGAATGGGAAGTACCAAAAGGCCTTCATCAGGGCACAGGGTTTAGCCTTAGAAGATTCATGATACCTCATTTTTGCAACTATGAAGGACACGCTATCTACCTTGACGCTGATCAGCTAGTCTTCGGGGACATATCCGAGCTCTGGGGATATGCAGACAGCCTTAAAGATGAGGCAGTAGCCTGTACTTACCAACCCGATAAGTTCAATAAGCAGCCATGGCCTCAAAGCTCTGTAATGGTTATAGATTGTGCTAAAGTTGGTTGGAACCCCGTAGACATGTGGGACACACTTAGAAGGGGATATAAGTATAGCGACTTCATGCACTTAACGTTTAGGCCTAATCTCCCGCTTAAGATACCTAATTTCTGGAATAGCCTTAATGTCTATGAGGACGCAACTACTAGGCTTCTACATTACACCAAAGAGCCCGAGCAGCCTTGGTATAAGCCAGGGCATCCCTTATCCCATTTCTGGGAAGCGGAGCTTGCAAAGGCAATAGCAGCTAAAGCAGTATCAAAATCTGACTTCCAATTTGCTTTAGACCTTTGGCATAAACCTAAGTTGGATAAGAGGTTAAGCCAAGGCCTTAATCCGTACTACAAGACTTATCTAGGAAAGTTCTAATGCGTATAGATAAGCTATACAACATTCATAGAGACTGTGACATATATATAGTCGGCACTGGCCCAACGGCTAGAGTTCTTCCAAAGGATATGTTTGTAGACAGAATCACCATAGGGCTTAACCAAGCCTACAAGAGCTTTAATGTTAGTTACTCTATAACAGTTCACCCTGAGCTGGAGATGGAACATAGCGTGCTCATTAAATCTAACCCCAGGCTAAAGACTAGATGGGTAGTAAAGCATAAGTCACCAACCCGACTGCCATTTGACGATCCTGAACGGTATGTGTTTAATACTAGCCCCGAGTGGTCTAGCTTTTTAGGTAAAGACAAAGAAACCCTATTCATAGGCAGGGGTGTGCAGCAGACAGCTATAGACCTGGCTTGTAGAATGGGGGCTAGAGCTATATTTCTAGTAGGGGTTGACATGTCAGACGTTGGAGGAGATCATCACTCTCACAAGCAGCACGTAAGGTTTCATGGCCTTGCGCCGAAAGACGTGTATGGTGAATATAGGGAATGGACTTATAAAGCTAGAAAACTGGCTAGAGAAAAGGCAAGAATTCCTGTATTATCTATTTCACCTCTCTTAGGGTGTGGTGGGTCTATACATGATGCTGATTACATTCAGTTAAGAGATGAGTTTGGGCTGGCTCCGTTGCCTGCTCCAAAAGACACCTCTGGGTATACCAGAGATAGCATAGATAAACCTTAGTTAGGAGCATTACGATGCCAAGCAGATACGACAACCTTAATGCGGCTGTAACCGCTACAGTAAAGGATAGCAAGAATAACAAGCCTTACCGCATCGTAGAGATCGGTGTACATCATGCTGTCAGAGCTGTAATGATGGTAAAGCTTGCTAAGAAGCTAGGAAGAACGAACATAGAGTACTATGGCTTTGACCTATTTGAAGACATGACTCCAAATGTTAACTCCATTGAGTTCGGAAAGCCAGCTTTGGCTATGAGCCGAGATGCCGCTAGAAAGCTAATACTTGCAGCGGGCGCAGCCAAGGTTCAGTTAATAAAAGGCGATACTAAGCTCTCCATGCCTCAAGCTGTTAAAGATATTCCTACTGCTAACGTTGTATTCCTTGATGGCGGGCACACACTTGAAACTATAGCAAGTGATCTTGAGAATATTCTTAATTGCTGCAGCTCCAACACCCACATTCTTTTAGACGATTACTACCCTGGCGTGTATGACAAAGGATGTGCTTTTATTTCCAAATGCTTTACTATGCTAAAGGAACATGGAATAAAGATAGAAGATCTTAATCCTGTAGATGTTGTTGGGGACAATAAATTAAGCATAAGGATGCTGTCTCTTAGATGCGCTGCCCAGCTGACACCTTCTACCCTCTTAGGCTTTGGAGCTAAGCTACTCAACGAAGCTTGCCCTACCGCTGAGCCAGAGCCACAAGAGTTTATTCCTCAGGCTACATTTATTGATGACTCGCCTGTAGATACCTCCATTACTTGGCCTGAGTGTAACTTGGCTAATGTAGAAAAAGCCTTTCAAGAACACGTAAGTAAGCAAGCTAAGACGGAGGTGGTCAGCCCAGTGGCTGACATTACGTTTCCCCCCGCTGATAGCGGTTGTGATACCGACGTACAACCAGTTCGAGTACGCAAAAATAGCTGTGGAAAGCTGCCTGAAGAACACTGCGAATTGCCTAGTGATTCTTGTGGACGACGGGAGTCCTCAATGGAACCTTGCGGATTGGGAGAAGTACCCGAAGAGCCAGCTGCTGCTGCATCGGTTTCCGAAGAACAACAAGAACCTAACCAGATCGTGGAACCAGGGAATCCTCTTGGCCTTGGAACACCGTGCCAAAGTAATAGTGGCGGGGAACTCCGACCTGAAGTTTCCCCCGAATTGGAGCAAGGGAATAGTAGAGGCTCTAGAAGAAGGCGCAGGCGTAGTGGGCCCTCTGACGAACGCTCCGGGCCACAGAGCTAAGCAGCAAGTACTCAAGTATGTAAAAGGATATACTGTTAGCGATTCTGACCTGAAGCTCGCCCAGGTGTCTGCCCGCCTATTAAAGGAAAGGGCAGGCACCACGGAGTCTGGCCCTCTTAATGGGTTCTGCTTGGCTGCTCTAGCTAAGACGTGGATCACAGGTGCCCATAGCCTAGGAAATAACCAGTTCTTTAATCCCAAATTCAAGATGATCCGTAATGAGGACGAGTTGATGGGAAGATGGAAGAAGCTAGGCCTATCAAGTCGTATAGCCCTGTCTAGCTTCGTCTTTCATTATAGGGGAGTAACGAGAAACCCCTCAGGAAGGAAAGCCGGCACAGGTAATCTAAGGATTAAGTAATGAGGTACTGGAAAGCCAAGAGCATTACACCTGGGTCTAAAGTATGCATATCTGTAGTTACGTATAATCAAACTAACTGCTTATCATCTCTCATACATGCCCTTAGAGCCCAAACATTTAAAGACTTCAAAGCATATATATTACATGATGGCCCTTGGTCTAATGAAGCCTCCACCCATTACTTAAACGCAGTAGGCAGTGACCATAGATTCGTTAAGTTAAATAGTCCTACAAGAGAGGCTAAGTTCGGGCATCACCTTAGACAGGTAGGGTTTGATATGGGCACGGCTGACAAGTGCAACTGGCTATGCACTATGAACGCTGATTGCTGGTATGCTCCCGTTTATTTAGAGTGGATGCTAGGCTCAGCCCATGAAAATAAATCCAACTTTATTTACTGTAACATGGTTCACAGCCACAAGTTATGGAAACCGATGAAGTCGGACCTCAAGAGAGGAGCTATAGACGCAGGCAACTGGATAGCTCATACTAGCCTTGTGGGCGATACTAAGTGGAATAGCAATAGCTTTTCAGCTGACTGGGAGTATGTTAATAAACTTAAAAATAAACCTGACTTTAAGCCCTCTAAAGTTGATGGTTATATATTTACACACAACTGAACATGAAGATAGGCTTTGATGTACAGTATAAACCTCATGATGCCGTGTATGCGGCGTTAAGGTTGTCTGATTCGTTTAGGTTCTTAGGCTACGATACAACTCTATTCAGCAGTAAGGCCCCTAACCATATCTATGGGTGCAATTGGGATAACCTAGTAGTAACTCCTAATGACATGCCTTATGATAAGTGGTTAAAGGGGCTCAGCCATGTAGTGTGGCCAGTTCCTCCTAGTAAGGATGTAGTGCAAAGGGTTGGCAAATCAATAGTTACGATAGCTCTAGCTCCATGGGATTGTCTTCCTGGGTACATAAAGGGATCACTTAAGTTTTGTGCCCATGTAGTAACTCCTTGCTTAGAGAACTCAGCCATTGTTCGTAAAGAGTCTAATATTAGAGACGTCTCCACAATTGAATGGGACAGCTCTATACCTATGACTAGAAAGGACATAGGAGACACAGATGCTTCAAGACCTAAGGTTCTAATACCACTTCACTCCAGCCAGGGGCTTAGATGTGACTTGGAGTCTTTATTTCAGATAATCTCCGGAGTTCAAGACAAGTGCCCTCAAGCCGATATAACTGTTTCATATAGCTCTAAAGGATCTCCATGGGAAGTGAAGAGAGCCCTAGCTAGGTATGTAAAAGGCAATCGAAACATAAAAATCGTCATAGACGAAACCACTTGTACTAGCTCCCTTCTTCTATATGGGCATAGCGATATAGTATTGTGGCCAGCAGAGATAGAGGGGTTTGGCTTAGTAGGAATAGAGTCTATATACATGGGAACACCAGTAGTGGCCTATGATATACCACCGATGTCAAATATAATTACAAATGGCGTTAACGGTATGTTGGTTTCGTGTGACTCGGGAGGCTCTAAGGGCGGAGTAATGTATGCTGAGCCTAATCCTTCTGAGTTTATAACTGTAGCAGCGAATGCCATAAACGAAAGAATACTGGATCTTAATAAGAACACCAAAGTAGGCAGAAGATCAGTTAGAAGCATGTTTTACTCACAATGGAAGAAGATCATAGAGGGCTAACTCATGGACGTACTAGCTGTAAGACAAGAAGAGAAGCTATGGGGCCGCAACCATATCATTCATTTGGACAACTCCTTTCAGATATGCCACATACATATTCTCAAAGGCGGATACTGCTCTAATCACTTTCACCAGCATAAGTGGAATCAATTCTATATAGTCTCAGGCAAGCTAATGATCAGCTGCTACAACTCAGATGGCACTATAAAGAGCAGCATCATGCTTAGACCTACCGAGTGCATTAAGATACCGCCTGGCTTGCACCATAAGTTTGAAGCTATAGAAGAGACTGAAGCTTTGGAGATCTATTGGTCTGAGCTATCTGAGCACGACATTGTGCGTACAGACATAGGCGGCATCAAGGCTTAATTCAACCCATAAGTGCGTCATAATAGTATGGAAGGATAGGTTTATCAGTCATCTAACAGGTGACGCCTAATCCTGTACGGGCAGGTATGCCCACTTTTACGAAAGGAAAATACCATGACCCAGAACGAATTCCACCCACACATGGCTAGAATGGCGGCAGCTCTCGAGCAAGCGAAGGCCCTAGACTTGGAGCAGCTTCACGAAGAAGCTGCCCAGGTCTTAAGGGCCTCGTTCTCAAAGAGCGGGCCCTGGATAGGAGGGGAGGTGCCAGAAGGCTACCTCGACCTTGTCGGTAAAATCATTCAGGAGGAACAACGCCAGCTTCGCCGTCACGCATTGCTTCGCTCTTACCTAGATTTCTAGGTAAGGGCCAATCACATATGGGCTATGCCTAATATGTGATTTTTTTTTAGCTATTATACGCCCCCTTAATTCAGAGCATAATCGTGTCATAATATAGTGATACCGCTTAGGTATTAAGAATGAAGGCCTTCAGCCCTGCCGATCTGACACGGCCGCTTGGAGGGATTCGACTTAATACCTAGGTTACTCTGGTGTTCTATGGCAAGTGCCTATAGAACGGTCAGTAGGATATTAAGCCACACACCTAAGGCCCCACGGCCTAAGAACAGTGGGCGGTAACCAACCGTAGGTAAGTGGGCGTGGATGAAAGTTCCACAAACGTCCAGTAACTACGGACGTAACACTAGCGGCACCTTAGTGAGGTGCGCGTCCTGAGTAGGACTATAAACTGCTTAGAGAACGCCACACTCTTAAAATATGTGGGACACCCGGTGAGAGCCGGGGAATAGGGTGGAAACCCCTTCTTCTTCTTTTAAGGTAACCCGCCTACCATAAATGGGGTATGGATGAAACTTCCATATATCTTCCTATACCCACGGGAGATATTCCTCGCACCTGGAGGGAGGGTGCCGTCCTGAGCAGGACGTTAAGCTGCTCTTTTTTTAGCTATCACTCCTCCTTAACCCGGCCTATAAGCGCGTCATAATAGTATGAAAGGATAGGTTATCAGTCATCTAGCCGATGGCACCTAATCCTCATTTAACACGGAGGTTACCATGATAAACCCATCAACCCCTCTGGGGTTCGCCTGGATAGCCAGGCTCCGCCGAGGCGGAAACCTGTTTGTCCTGACGGCAGGGCATAGCAACCGTAAGAAGGCTCACATAGCCCTTGTGGATGCTGCCAAAAGTATTGAGGGGGTTACCAATGACCGGTTAACCGCCCTTATAGACAAGGGCTTGCTTAGCCTTGTCTATGTTGATTTATAAAAGCACACACCATGCCTTCGGGTATGGTGTGTTTTTTTTAGCTATCACACATCCTATCTCATTATGTTAATTGAGCTTATAAACGCGTCATAATGAGTTGTAAGGAGTAGTCTTTAGTCATCTATAGTGGATGGCACCTATTCCTACATGGGCAGGTATGCCCCTTTTTTGACGAAAGGAAAATACCATGGCAGTAGGAAAAGGCGGAAGAAAAGGCGGAGGGGGAGGTTGTTGACTCCTTTCCAGAGGCACTCACACTTGCAGTTGCAGGTGTGGGTGCGCCGGTGGGGTCTAACCATCCGTCCTGAGCAGGACGTTAAACTGCTCTTTTTTTAGCTATCACACATCCTATCTCATTACGTTAATTGGACTTATAAACGCGTCATAATCTATTGGTTACCCGTACCTGTAAAAACGGGGGCTGGTCAGAGAGCTATTCTTTGACGATGTTAAGCGGGAGATAGGATGTTTACTCTAGTTAGAGTTAAAGGAAGTTTTATAGAGGCCTCCACTGGCCATACCGTAAATGTCTCGGAGTTTGCTATCTCACCAAAGGTCACTGTAAAGATGTGGTATATGTTCGGAATGAACAGAACTGTATCTGGACAGTGGTGGTCTTCTCAGACTATCCCTTGGAACGCAAACCATGACGACCCTATAACCAGCGTGTCTTGGTACGACTGCCAAGAATTCATTAGCAGGCTAAACAAGAGTAGGCCAGGTAAGTCAGCTTTTAGGCTACCGACTCAGGCTGAGGTTGAACTTGCCAGTGCAAAAAATGTGTTGGAGGAGGCCCCGACACTGGGCGCTAGAGGCGAGTGGTGTCAAGATTATAGCTATGACGGGTACTATAGATACTGCTACAGCTGCTGGAACGGTAAGAGCTGGTCTTACCAAAATAGTTTAAACTTCACTGGAGGTATACTAGGTTTAGAGAGCTTTGAGTTAA